CTGTAGTAAAGGTTGATTTAATTGCGTCCCAGGCTTTTTTTACAATTTCCTTAATCGTGTTAAAAACACTGGATATTGTATTTTTCATTTTTTCGAATTCGGTTTTTACATACTGCTTTATGAGTGCTAAAGCCATAGAGAAAATTCTTTTAATAGCATTCCATCCAGTAGAGAAAATTTTCTTCCAGGTGTTAACTGCCTTTTGGACACTATTCTTAATGAATTTCCATGTGCCATCTACAATTTTTTTCAAACCGCTTAATGCTAGATTAAAAACAAATTTAATGGCATTCCATCCAAATTCGAAAATGTTTTTCCAAATCTTAATGTTGTATTCAATTCTTTGTTTTATATATTTCCAAGCTTCTTCTAAGACTTTACCCAAAAATGATGAAGCAGATTTGAAAAGTTTTTTTGTACCATTCCAAAATCCAGAGAAGAACTTACCTAAACCATTCCATGCCTTTTTTGCACCTTTTACGATGTCATCCCAGTTTTTATAAATTAGATATACTAATCCTACAATTGCTAGTATGGCAATCGTCCAGGGATTCATCAGTAAGGTCATCATGGATCTGCCCAACAGCGCTAGAGCTTTCCCAATTCCACCAAACATACCAATAAGTTTAGGGCCGACTTTAAGAATACCTGTAAATAGTAATGGCACTTTAGTAAGTATTGGTACTAGGAATCTCAATGAGCCAACAAATGCACCAACCCCACTTGTCATAAAGCCCATCATGGCGATTAATGGACCTAATACAGCGACCATACCTAAAATTGCTACAATACCAATTTGAATTGGCTTAGGCATAGAACTAAATGCCTTTGCAACAACCTCTACTGTTTTAATAATTGGAGGAAGTGCTACTTCTGCAATATCTAAAATAGCTTGTCCTAGTGGTTCTAAAGATGCCATTGTAGTACGCATTAACTTTTGCCAACGAACACCAAAAGCTTCTTGCTGCGTCTTCTGCATTTTTCCCATTGTGCCCTCGACATCGCCTAACGCACCATTTGCATTATTAAGACCTAAGACAGCTTGGGCACCCATGTCTTCCCACTTTGTCAATTGTGTTATCGTAAAGGCTTTTTATCCTCTACTTCTTACAGTTCATTTCCTGTAAGTTCGGCATACGTTTTCACTAATAAGTGTCGCGGTCTCGTGGAAGGATTATATCTTTTCACCTTCTATGCTCTGCCCCTGGCTATACTTTGTATATCCTTCGGTTCAAATTAGGATTCGCACCCTCTTTGCTTTATACCGCGATTTTATTTCGGCACAATTTATCATCTACCGAATACAGCAACACCAAGTTGGTTTGCTTTTACTTTATCGTCCATCTTACCTAAATCACCTAAAACGGCATTAAATACATCCGCAGAAGTTCCTTTACCTTTATTGAAATTGTCCCAAACCTTTTGAGTTGCTGGACTCATTTCTGCAAAGGCATCAGATACGCCTTTAGAACCATCTTGCACACGAATACCGAACTCTTTTACTAGATCGTTAATGTAATCGAGATTATAACTGCCGTCACGAGTTCCGTTTGCCATAATGGTAAACATCTCGTTAGCAGAGAAGCCGGCTTGTTTGTACAATGGCGCATATTCGGCCACATTATCAAACATTTCATTTGAATAGTTCAAACCTTCTTGTCCACCAGCAGCAAATAAATCGAATGCTTCCTTTGAAGAAATACCAAACTGATTCATTAACTGCCCTGCACCACGAGTTACTTCATTGATATCAGAATCAAATGTTTTACCCAATGTCATAGCGCTTTTTGTAGCTTCTTCTAATTCTTCGTGAGGAACGTCTTTCATATTCTGATACACTTTTATAAGAGACTGATCCACTTCTTCAATACTTTGGCCAAATCCATCTTTCCAAGTTTCTTTTGCGATTTTACCAAGGTTTTCAGCACCTTTTTCAGTAAGACCTAAAGAAGATTGGATGTTTCTTTGAGAAGTATCGAAGTCAGAAGCCACTTTTACAGCTGCAGCACCGATACCAGCTAAAGGTAAAGAAACGCCCGTTGTCATGTTTGTACCAACATCTTTCATTTTGTTACCTACATGACTAATGGATTCCCCTGCCTTTTGGAATTTATCATGCATTCCATTTGCAGTCTTTTGTACTCGATCTTCAAACTGTTGTAAATCTTTATAAGCGCCTTCTGCTTTAATACCAATCGTTCCGAACAGTTGGAACATTTCAGCTAACATTTACGCACCCCCTTCTGGGGCCGATAACCATTTTATTCTTCATCGTCGTCTTCCTGGAATTGAGCCATAATCTGCTCAACATGCGCTTCACACTCTTCTTTCGTCCATACTTCACCCATTTCATAAGATGACTCTTTATTGTCCTGGGTGTCAGTTAGTCCAAATGCTTGAAGATAATCATTAAAAGTGGTACCTTCTTCAAGTTGGCGAGTTTGAAAGCCAATGAACGCCATCTTCTTCCACTCATTTAGTTCTTCTTGCTGCTCTTCTCGTGCAATTAAAGAAAACAGGTCCATTAAACGCGAATACGGTATAGATAAGACATATTCATCTGTCCATCCATACCGCTTTTGGATCTTGTCGAAAGCACGTAACATGTTTTGTTCGGCTTCTTCTAAATATTCATCTGAATTTTCATTTACGCTTGAATCGAAGCTGCCGCTGGAATTACTGCTGATTTGCTCCATTTCTCGCTCTGAACTTTCACGAGTCCCTTGACCTGGTTGAAAAAAGTCATTAAGTCTTCACTTTCTAATAGGCCCTGTATAACAGCAACCATTGCTTCCGGAGGGAACTGTCTAAATTCTTCTGCTTTCACTTTTAATAAACTAGCAAAGAACTCTGTAAAATCATCCTCACAAGCAGGAATCATCGTTAGAACACGGAAAGCGAATTCTAACCCTTTTTGTTGCTGTTTCTCTTTAAGTGCAGATAAATGCGCTTGTTTCTCATCTTCCGGAAGAGATTCTGCTGCTTTTGTTAGTTCATCCATTTCTTGCTTATCCTTACCGAAATCAGCGAAGTTGGCCATCGCGCTACGTCCAACCTTCGAAATAATCTTAGCGAATCGCCAAACGTCCGTTACATTTAATCGGCGCATTGATACTTTTACACCTGCGATTGTAATATCTGTACTGGTATTCATCATTTTTTCTAAAATAGAAGTCATTTTATTCTCTCCTTTTAGCATTTAGCTCGTTTTACGTAATAGAAAACCGACTACCATTTATGCGGTAGCCGGTGCTTTTTGTACAGTTGCTTTCTTTTTCTTTGGTAAATAGATTTCGTATGGTGGTGTAGTTGGTGCAGATTCACTGTAATGACCGATAAATTTACATTTCAAACCAACCGTTCCTTTACCGTCTTTTAGGTCTACTTCAATAGATGAAACTACCATTGCATTACGAATTACAAAAATGACTGGTAGCTCACTACCCGAAATCATACCAATTAGTGCAATGTCATGATAGTTTGAATCGGGAATATCATTTGAAGGTTTCATAATATCGTAATCAGTTTCAGTAGTACTATCTACCGTCATACCAGGTAAAGCTAACTGCAGGTTTTCTTTTGTGAACTCTACTAATGTAAGTTCTACATGCGGTTCATCTTTTAATAACCACTTACCGCGCACCATTTTACCTAGCACACCATCAATATCTGCATCATAATACTCACGATCAAAACCCACTTTAGTTCCGCCTGTAGTCGCTCCTACAAGTTCACCTAATTCTTTTACACTTTTAAATCCTTTGTACATGACACCAGGACCGATAACAAAATTATCTGTAGTCCCTTCACGGACACCATTAATTAATTTCCAGCTCATTTGTCCTACCCCCTAATACAAGTCCGTTCGCATGGTTCGGACAAGAAATTTCGCATTTATATGAATGATAGATGGGTCTTCATCCGGTACCGGCAGTTTACCGGCTCGATGTATAGAAAGTATCCCATCATCTTTTAAACCAACTTCTCTATCTAGTAACTTCTCAATACGTGTAGCAATTAACTTCGCCTTATCATAATCCCCGTTATCACAATACACATCGAAATTCAGTATCATACGATCTATAATTTCAACATCATCCGGATTATCTGCTTCAATTCTCATAACTACATAAGGCATTTCCATATCATCTTGTGCAGTTTGGAATGAAAGAGCAGGGCCTTTTTCCTCGCCTTCACCATACTCGGATAGATTAGCTTTTATTATTTCATCGTTCTCTACAAGCAGTCTAATAGCTGCAATAGCGTTAGACATCTATTACCCTCCCATCATTCTTTTAAGTTCTCTACGTTCTTTTTCAAACGCTTTTAATAGGAATGGACGGGCTTCCATATGACTTGTACCAGTTTCAAGCCAAATTGCTTTTTTTAAATCGCTTCCTACTGCGCCTAACACTTCCGATTGTGATCGTTTGACATTATATTTAATCGAATTTAATAAATCACCGGTACGAACGGCAGGAGCTTCACCTGGTTTAGAAGCAGTATATTTACGACTCGTATGAGGTATTTTGTATTGCTTACCGCTACGGCTGCCTGTGAGGTTCTTCTTAACTTGATTTTGTAAATGAATAGATGCTGCTGTAACCTTTTCAACACACATAGCGTTAATATGCGTCTTTACTTGCTCCATATTGCTTGAGTACTCAATTTCTACTGAATTAGCCATATATAATCATACCTTTTCGCAATAAATCTCAATGTGATGATTCATAAATGCAGGATTACGCGGTTCGCCTTTTACTTCAAACATATAATCAATGCCTAATTCTTCACTTTTGAAATGAATTCGATCATTAGGCTTAATTTTGTAAGAAGCAGGTGCATATATCTTAAAGGTTGTATCGAAACTTTGTTTATCACGCTTAAACCTCTCATTATCAGCAGCAGAATTAGTAGTTACACGACAAGTCATATTCTCATAAATGTCTTCTTCTGTTTCTGCATAATTACCAGAGGATTGTTTCTTTTTCATTTTTCGTTTTACAACTACCTCATGTATATATAAATCATCCATTCCACCATCATCGAAATACATTTCGTTCATGTGGCCATCACCGGCTTAACTCTCGCTCTAAAGCCTTTTAAACCATTGAGTATCTTATTGTTTGTAGCTGGTTCATCTAGTGTTTCTGGGCTAATCTGGTACGAATAATCGCCAATACTCTCCGATGTCTTCATACCTTTTCGTTGTAAGTTAGCACGTACTACTGCAGAAACAACCAAATCAATAATACATTTCTTCATAAGTACCTGCAGATCATCATAATCTTGTATCTTATATTCGAATTCATATAACTGATTTTCGGATAAACCATAAACAATACGCCCGTTCACAGTAATAGAATCGCTCATATTTTGTTTCGTACTAACATGAGTTACTTTTGCTATAGATTCAGCAGGAAAAGAAAGCCAAGCTAGTTTGCTTGTTTGAATGATTTCTTTCATTGGATTCTCCGGCTTAACTCTTAAATACTTTCTAACAATAACTGCATAGTAATCTATTAGTTCTTGAATTGCTGTATCAGGCATTTTCTGCGCATTTACGCGATCTTTAATGTCCTGCAAGGTAATATTCATTATGTTTCTTTCTCCTTCTTATCGACTTCTTTTACAAGTTCAAAATGTCCAGTACTTACAAGGTAATCAGCTTTTTCATTTGCAACTGTTTCTTCTTGGCCATTCTTAAACTTTTGTCCATAAGCGGTGTAAGTGCCACCGTATCGCAGCGTAACTACTTTCATAATTAACACCCCTTTCATGAATGTAAACTATTACATGAAAGTTTACATTCGTATTGTTGGTTTTATTGGTTCTAACTCGTTTTCTATTAAAAACAAGAAAATAATAAAAAAGTATACATTCAAAACCCTAACAACAAAGGGTTTATTCCCATAAAAAATACGCCTGGATATTAAGCTCCAAACGTATCCGGAATATTTGTTAGGATTGCTACTGCATCCATTTCTTGAATTACAGCATCATCATCAAAGTGGATTACATAAAATCGTTTATCTTCCATTACTGCAGTTTTACCTTCTGTAGTTTTACGAACACGAGTGTCATATGTATTAACCGCAATGAAGTTTTTAGGATCTGCAAGAATAATAACATCGTCTTCTAAAGATGGAACCGTAACAATTCCGTATCCCATTGGTTTATTAACTTGATCTCCTGCTCCAAGTAACGCAGCATCACCAGCACCAGTAGGACGATTTGTTAAATACTCAATCCATTTCTCTCTACGGCTTGGAGACATAATCCAACGTAGGTTGCTGTTTTTATATTTATTTGGCATTGCACCGGATAAAGCAAAGATAGAGCCTTTTCCAAATCCATTTGCCGCAGCAGCTTCACCTGTACCAGTTACCAATTTAGCATGATCGACAATATGAGACTCTTTTGATTTCTTGATTTTTTTCAACCATCCATCATTGATAGATAACATTCCGTCGGAAGAGTCTGTATCACCATTCCAATGTAAATCCTCTAAATCGATACCTAATTGTGTAGACATAAGAGCCATTACAGTATCTTCATAACCTTCACCTTCAATATTTTCGCGGAGTAATTCTTCTGTAATTTCCCAAGGTAAACGAATAGCCTTTGTATTGTACTCAATTTTAGAAGTTTGAACACCTGCGCGGTAATTATCATCGCTGTTTTCTGTTTTCTTGCGTAAGATACGGCCACCAATTGCAATTTTATCTAATTCACCTTGTTTTGCTTTACGCATTTCTTTACGGTGTAATTGTGAGAATGGCGTTGTATCAAATGCCATACGGAAGAACTCTTTACTTTGTTCTGGATTTAATAATCCTGCATTCATTCCACTTGTTGTCATTGCTGCCTTTTCAATACGATCTAAACGTTTTAATAATTGTGCGTTAGTCATTGTCATAATGATAAATCCTCCCCTTACAGGTTCAATCCTGCCCATTTAGATTTTTTAATTTGTTGTTGTCCTGGTGTAACTTCTTCATCTGGATCTAAACCTTTACGGATAGAAGCAGCATTTTCGATATTTTCAAGTCGCTTTGTAATTGGTTCTAGTGCTTTTTGAATAACTGCTGCAGCTTTTTCTTCCTCTGTTTGCTCTTCTGGTGTTGGTTCTACTTCCTCACCATTCACTTGTTTTTCAATCTTATCTAACTTAGTAGCTAGTGGTTCTACTGCTTGTTTAACAATCTCTGCAATATCTTCTACTTTCATTTCATCTTCCTCCTGTGGTGAAGCAGCTTCTTTTATTTCACTAATTAAAGCTAATGCTTCATCTAATTTTGCATGATTCTTTTGGGATAAAACTTTACCGGCTTTTTTAATACTTTCTAATACAATGCTTTCTGCTTGTACACTATCTTCTGATTTCGCAATGGTGTAACCACCTTTAATAGAAGAAAGTATGTCCTTCATATCATCCAGAGCAGCTGCCATACGGTCGATATCGGGATTACTTTCCCAAATCTCCCAATAGAACACATCTTCAAACAAATTAAATACAGCTCGCAAATCACGCTTTTGCTTTTCATCAATAAAGCGGTCTTTTACTTCGCCTTTTGTGATTTTGTGACTTTCACCTTTAACGAAATCTAACATCTTTCGAATAAGGCCTTTATCTTCATGAGTAAAATCATCAGTCTTGGCGATTTCTACACGTTCACCAAATCCACCCATAGAAAAACCAGTGACTTCACCTTTTTTAATTTCTTCCCAGGTGTCTGCATCATCAACGCGAACAGTCATAAGCCATGTTCCTGCTTGTACTTCTTGTTCGCCTACTGTCATATCACTTTTAGCAATCCAGTTTTCGACTACTGTACCTTTACCAGCGATTTCGTCATGTTGCTTGTCGATGTGCTGGTAATTTTCCATAAAGGTATAAGCGGCCTTTTCTATTTCTTCTGCAGTCATTGTATCCCCATGTGAATCTTCTACATCCGGTTCATACACAACTCCTGTAACAAGCTGCTTCTCTTCCTCTGTTTTAAGGATTGGAACTTGTTTTGATATATTTGGTTGTTTAGCAGATTCGCTTTTCATAATGGCGAATTGACGACCATTAGCGCCCTTTGTAACTAATGAAACATAGCTGATATTGGCGTTTTTTAGTTCGTATCCCATCGTTTTACCTCCTTCCCTATAAATATTGGGGTTCCACTGTCAAAACGCATAATAGCCAATTTAAAGCCGCATACGTTTTGACGATGAAACCCCAATCAAATAGGTGTATTTTATTACTCTTCTGAAATCATAGTGCAGCGGCAATGTGGATGAGCTGGCGGACACATCTTTCCATTACTAAATAAATCATCAATACCTACCGTTTCCCCATGTAAACCACCACATTCTTTACAAACACGCTCATCGTTTCCTGTAAGCCATGTTTTCTTATTTCTATTTGCGCCCTTATAAGCAATTAAATTGCCGTAATTCATTGCATATGTTGTTTCTGTACGTGCAATCATCATTGCTCTGTAGTTACTTGCTTCTGACATTACATCGGCAATGGAAACACTTAATGCATCGACACCCATTCCTTCACTAAGATTCTTTAGCATTGTTTCTCTTAATCTATCTTTAGTGGTTTCATGGATTCCCTTTGCTAATTCAAAAGCGTAAGTAGCTACCCATTTTGCAGCAACGTCACCAATTGGATCTAATACCATCCAGGTTAAACCGTTAGAAGCTATAGTACTTTGTACAAATTCTGTTACGTCATCCTGCAGTGTGTCTGTGACTTCATCGACAAACATTTGTCGTTCTTCATCCCAATCAACACTATCCAGAAATTCATCAACTTCTGCTTCATTAATTACAGGAACAAATTCTTCATCTGCTTTATTAATACGAATTACGGGAAGCAGGTTTAAGAGCCGTTTTCCCTGTTCAGAAAAAAATCAGCTACCTTCTTTTGCATAGCTTTCTCTACTTCTTCATGCTTTTCCCTAAATGCATTAATAGCAATTAATTTATCTTGCTCATTATCTGCAGCTTTTGCAATTGGTTCCGGTAGAGAAGGTTCAGTTGTACCATCAAAGAATTTATCTCCTTCTGGTACAGGTTCATAACCTACTACTTTACGAGACTCGTTCAGTTTTAATATTCCACCCTCATAACTGTCTTTTGCATACTTTAAATCTGCTTCACGGTCATCCGTATCAATTTCATTTAATTTGAAATACCAATCTAAACTACCTAGTATTTCAGCGAATACACGGAACAATTGATTGTTCAATCGATGCTCTAGGATTTCTTGACCAGGCTCTATAATAGAGCGCTTGTACATCTCGTTCATTTCTTTAGCAGTTGTTTGCCCCAATGAACCTGTCATAGCCCAGCCGATACGATAAGGCGGTACACGATGGGCCACACATATCTCCATTGCGCTATCCTGTTTATATAAACGGAAACTACCTTCTTTTACATCTGGACTAATCTTTTCTAACCTTGCTTTCGCACCATCTGGCACAGGTACAACGGCTAATTTATGATGTTCTCCTTTTGTTTCTGCAGAGAAGAATGCTTTCAGTTCATTTTCTGTTCCAGAATCTACTTCATCGACTCCCTCAAGAAATAAAATGGAATCCGGGATGGTTTTGCCTGTAAAAAAGTTGATATTGTAATCTCTTGCTGCTTGCGAACCCACTATTGAACCTATAGAACTAACGTAATTAGGTATTCCATAATAAGAAGAACGAGAACCAAATTTACGAATAACAATTACTTCTCCGGCTTTTTCTGTTCCATTTCCTGCAAGATCATCTGCACCTAAAGGCCTACCATCAGCAAGATGATAATCATCTGGATAATTAAACTTTTTAAACCATATTTCTTTATTGTTTACGATTTGAGCAAAGCGTATTTTGTCCTTATGAGCACGTACTGTATGTCCCGGTATATGGTAGAGTTCTACTGGACTTTCACCTTTATTATCGCGAACAACTTCAATAATGCCCCAGCCAACTGTTTCATAATCCTCCCATACAGCTCTAAGAATTTCTGAACTTGTCATTTCTGGGTTGCACTTCCGCATGAAATTTTTTAGCATTTCATATTGCTCCTGGCTTGCTGCTTCTTTCACTTCTTCAAAAGGCGCGAAGTCAAAGCCAACACCTGCAATATCATCCACTTTCGCGCTAATACAAGCAGAATGAATAGGGTTACTTTCCTTTATATCCATCAGTACCTTCATATCATAAGGAGGCTTAACCAATCCCCTATCTCCATATATTTGTGCGAATGGGTCAACTGCCATTTGTTTACTGTTATCTTCCTTATTCTTTGGAGCATCTGCAGCTTTATTTATACTAAATACTTTTACATTCTTTATGGTTTTCTTGTCGCTCATATCCTTTGTATGTCCTCCTTTCTTCTATTAATAGGGAGCAAAAGAAATAGCCGAACAATAAATGTCCGACTACACTCTTTTAACTTTCCCACCCATAACTACTTTACGTTTACTCATATCGTCCTCACATGCGTAACGGGTCATATCGATACTGTGATTATCTTTATCTTGTAATCTATTTTTTGGATTACCGTCTTTATCAACTTCATAATCAATATTTTCGAATTCTCCTGCAGTTTTTGGACAACGCTCCGGATCAATTATGATTTCTTCTAAATCATCCAACCATTTTTCACCGTATTCAACAGAACCAGGCCCTTTAACCGCACCTTTGATTTTCTTGATACCATGATCATTTTTCATTTCATCAATCGATTTTGGTTCCGATGAATCCGCGATTATCTCGACGTCATCCCAACCAAGTTGTTTAATCTTTTCAGCTAATGAGCGATTACTGATTTTAACGCCATGTATTTCACCGAATATATAAAGCTTTCTGCGCGTTTTATCATAATGCATACGACCAAAAGACAGTGCGTCATTCCCATAACCCCAGTCAATCCCTTGACGTATATTATCAAATGATTTGATTTCTTCATCTGTAATACGTCTGAATGTAAGGTTACTAAATGGAACAACACCGCTGCCTGTCGGTTTTCCTTCATATTCATGTTCATATTGCTGTGGTTTAAGCCTTTTTGTTTCTTCTGCTTCTTCCACGAACTGCTTAGAAATATGAGGATTATCATGATATGTACTATGATGTACAAATGTATTCTTTGGCTTGAATTGCGTTTCAAACTTCTTATTAACCCAGGACTGTTTTCTCTTCGGTGGGTTATACGAGTAATACATTTTATATCGCAATCCATTCGGTAATTCTTTACGTAAAATAGACTTCTCTATAGTAGAAACATCTTCTTCTAATTTAAATTCGGCCAACTCTTCAAACCATGCAATAGCAACTGGATACTTTGCTATCTTAATAGATTTGATTTTTGCAGGATCATCAGCGCCACGGAATATAATTTTATTTCCACGCGGTTTATAGATAATCTCCATTGGACTTTCTTTAAAACGAAATAAATGTTCTACACCTAGTATTTCTATAGCTTCTTTTATTTGCTCATAGCAGGATTCTCTTATTGTATCCTTTACTTTACGTATACAAAGAACTGTAACAGGAAACTGAATAATATCCATCACAATACAAATAGATATATCAGTAGATTTACCAGAACCACGACCGCCTTTACAAACTATTTTTAATATCGCTTCACATTTACGGGCTAACCATACTTGATGAAACGCTGGTGGAAGTATTTCAGCGATTTGCTTTTTAGACATTTAAATTACCACTGATATTGTCTACAATGACAACTGGCTCAATATCGTTATCATCATTATTAGTATTAGATTTAATTTTGTCGATTTGTACCTGGATAAATTCAAGTTTGGCCCTTCGCTCATCATCTATATTTGCTAATCTATCAAAATCTCTAATAAGAGCAGATAATGTAGAAAGTGCTTTAGATTGAGCATTTAAGAAACTAGCTTGCTTATCCCAAGCAAATTGAATCTCCCACTCTTCCTCATAGCCGCTTTCGGTAAGTTTCTTTTTCCGCAGTTCCTTTGTCATGTCTTCGTTGTCTTTAACGAACATAATACGTTGAGCATGAATAATTTGAGCATGCTGCAGCATTATACTCTCCCATAGAATTGATAAAGGATCATTGTTAATTGCTTCCTCTAGCTCTTCTTTTAAATCATATAATTCTTGCGGTAAATACTTTCTATATAAACCATGAGTAGCAGCATTACCATTACGCAGTGGAGCAGCGCCACCGGAATTACCGACAGCATTTTTATTACCCTTTTTGGCTCCACCACGATTGTTTATAGCATTCTTATTACCTTTGGGGGCTCCTGGTTTCTTTTTGGAGTACTCCGCATCTTTCTTTGGAGTACTCCGTTCCTTTTTATGGAGTACTCCATTTAATTTGTCTATCCATCCATCTTTGGATTTCCATCCGCCAACCGTTTTTTCACTTACAATTTTTTCGGATGTAGACAACAATTCAGCAATTTTACGATTCGTAATATCACCATTATGTTCTTTAAATATTTCATACGCCTTGTTACGGTCTGGACTTCGTTGTCTGGCCATAATTACATAACACCTGCCCCCTTATCCAATTGTTTGCACTTCCTTCTCTAAACACTCAATGCATATATGAGCATTATCCATATTTGCTTCACGGAGATATGTTTTATCAAAATGAGTAATAGTTAATGGCATTTTTAATGTCCACATGCACGGCTCATTACAAACAGAGCATATAGGAACGTTTATAGTTTCTTCTTCCATTTACACCACCTCACGCTAATCGCTTCACAAAATAAAAAAGCAGCGAATTCGCTACTTTAAAGTTCAATTAACAAACGTTGGATCTCATTATTAACTGTTGGATCGTTATCAGCCACAATTCTATTCAACAATATTTGTGACTCTTCTATATTGTTAGTTTTCTTGCAAAAATCTATAAATAAACTAGGTATATCTCCCTTTATTTTAGGATCTATATATTCGCTCGTTAAATATAACTGTGCTAACTCTGAACCAGTAGGCTTGTAAAGTCTATTAATTTGATTATCACTCGTAATTGCATACGCAATTATATCACCGCTTTGTATACCACCTACAACCACTTGACCAACAAGCTTGTTATCTCTGATTTCTTGAAGTAACAATTGTTTAATTTCATTAGCAACGATTTCTAAATCATACGGGCTTTCCCTGTAAGAATATTTTCTAATTATATTTTCAAAAATCCTTACTGCGCCTGTAAATGTAACGAATTGATATTGTGATATTTTTTTAAATTTCTTATAATCCGATTTAAGTTCAGTCAATCTATCATCTTCCAGTTTACTAACCATGCCATCTGCCATCACTGATATAAAATCCTTTGTTAACACAACTGATAAAAAACTCATAATATCATCCTTTTTTATCCATCTTAGCACAAAAAAGAATCTTATTCTTAAAATAAGGGCAGGAAATTTATTGTATGCATGGGAAATGAATAGATATTCAAAATGACTGCCGATAAGAATACTTATGTAAACAAGGTTTTCGGGAAATATACCGTCATATCAACGTTTGTGGTACTTTCGAGAACTTCCACTTACAACATGTTTTATACATCGTTGATTTTAGGCTGTTTTTCACCTTGAACACCTACTTTTCCATGCATAAGTTTCACTTAGTTAACTATCTCTATTTTTATCGAAATTAACATAACAAAATATATGATTTGTTACATTAGATGTTTTCTAAATCATTTTTACAATATTTGGTTTGTGTTGAGTTTGTTTTGTTAAATACGAAACTTTCACACTTATCTTCCCGCAACGACAAATATGACGATGCTAGGGACAATCTAATTTTCATCAAGATTACCTTGAAAAAAAGTTGTTGGATTGGTCATGTGTGTAACACCTCATTTTTGTTATAATGTAAGAATGAAGAACGAAAAGTTCTTAACACCTTATTCAACCACTTCACTTATTTGTTCATTCGTAATAAAGCGAATTTCTCATTTTGTTATATAATTATTATAGAGCAAATAAAAAAAGCACCCAGAAAAGGGCGCTTCATCGATTCTACCAATAAACGAATATACAAAAATAAACCCAAGAGGGTTGACAGTAGATTCATATTATGGTAAAAAGTAAATATATATATTTTTTTTGGTTGTTTTTACATATTTTTGTCATAAACTGCCGTTGCACTACGGCTTTTTTGTTGTCCAAAATTCACGGGGTATATCCCGTTTTACATAAATAAATTTAAGGAGTGATGACCATTGTTTAATGATGTACAAGTATTAATTTGGATACTCAGTGGAATTCTTGCAATGATCTGGTCCGGTTACGGAGCAGTATGCATCGAATTAAACTTGGGTAAAAAACTAACAATCGAATCGATTTGGCGATTAGCCAAATATCAAATTCTAGCAGGATTTTCTCTACTATTTCTTTTAACCCTTTTTATCATTCATTTGTGCTTTGGTTGGTTACCAGCAGTAATTATCGCGTCTCTATGCTTAACCATTTTCATTGGAGCAGCCACACTACAATCACACGCCCGGCAATTGAGATACGAATATCACTTTTACTTTTGCGAACAATTTCTTAATCATTATACTAATAGCTTTACAATCGGTGCTTAAGAGCGGCAACTCTTAACTACCAACATTTCCGCCTCTTACCTCGGCAAAGGAAGGGGCTTTTTTTTATGGAAAAATAGCTGAACCTTTTAATCGGTGTTGACCATCGATTACTGTAGCATTTCTGCAAACACTTTTTGCAAACAGTGTTTTACTGTATTACTGTTACACTGTCACAGTAAATTCAACTTAGTTTATGTTAACACATTATTGTCATTCTATGCAACATAAAAAAAACAACTTTTTAAATATGGTGTTTTTATATACTTTATACGAACGAAATTAGCGTTTAAATCTCGTTGATTAATTTCTAATACTTCTAGGTACGTCAAAATTATTAAAATGCCTTAAATCGCCTTTTAAATCTGTTTTTAGAGGTACTATTTTTTATACTATATTCTGTCCTCCTTTAAATCGTTACTATTAACCCGTGTAGATCAGCAACAACTTAAAGGAGAACAGAAGCTCTCCTCCGTTTAGACCATTTAAATTAATAAAGTTTTGAAGACTATTCTAATTGCGTATTGAAATCAAGAACTACATACAAAGTGAGGTACGCAACTCCTTATCCGTATGTTTAGTAAAATCCTCTTGCAGATAAGGAAGAGCAACGCTATACGTTCACTCATCACCTAACTACAAGAGCTGGTTTCGGCCTCTCATATATAAGGGGCATACTGACGACAAATTTCGACATTTTTTTCAAAAAGAATTTATTATGGGAACGCATTATTAAAAAAGGGGGGGTGTTACAAATGTGGAGAAATATAGAAAATCACTGAAAATGATTGCGCTTTGAGTTAACATAGTATTAAGGTAACTTTCCTAAGTAAGTATTTAAGGGGTGAATAATTTGAGTTTCACTTATAAGAGACCGTTAATTTTTATAGTCATACTGTATATTGTATTGATAGCTTTTAACTATGCTAATCATAATCAATTCAATTGGTTTGAAAACCTTATAAAAACACTATTTATAGTAGTGTTTTTTGAAATTATGATGTGGTTATTTTCTTCAAAAAAAACAACCTCTAGAAAATAAGAGGTTGTTTTTTATTAATCACCATGTTTTTCCTGTCCAGCCTTCTTCTTCATAAATGCATGTACCTAGATACCAAGCAAGCTGACCAGCTAAACCAATTAAATTACCTTTAACGCCTAATCTAATCATTTTTCTAGCTGCTAATTCATATTCTTTGTTAGTAATATTAGCAATAATAGAACCTATAAAGCCTACTGATAGAAATTCTTTATAATTTGCTATAAGTTTTCTTTCTATACAGTTATCTACAGCTTCCGTTTCTTGTTTGAATGGATCTTCATAGCCAGGTGGTGTATTTACACGTTGGATTTCTTGTCTCAATTGTTCTAATTCTTCAGTTTTACCATATTTGTTTTCTATCATATCAATATCAATATCTACTACTCTTCCATGTTTATCTTTAATTGCAGCTTCTTCAACAACAAATTTCAATTGTGCAGCTACTTCTTGCACTAATTTTTCTTCTTCACTATTAATCTCTTGAGCTTTGGAGATTCCAGCGAAAGAAGTTGTAAACAAAGCGAGCACAAGAACCATCGATACAATATTTCTTAATACAGTCTTCATTTTTAATCCCATCCTTTTTTCCTTATTTATGCTTTTTTACCGGTATTTTCTAGCACAGCTCTATCTTAATACATAAAGCTATAAAAATATATACCCTTCAGAAAGCGGAAAAATAATGAAATCCAACGATTATTACCTTTAAAACCGCCATTTCAAGATATTTACAGTTTAATAATTTGAATATTCTGCATTTTATTTATCAATTTAATTACGGATACAGATATAATGTTAGATCGTAGATTAACTGTCTTTAAGAGCACAATTTTTTTGGCCCCTATCTTATACAAAATAGACTTCCACTCAATCTTTCACCAATCTTTTTATCCGCTCGTTTTAAATATTCTTGAACAGTAGTTCTTTTCACTTTCAAATAATCGGAAATTTTATCCTGCGTAAACCCATACCCTCTAGACATCACATATATTTCCTTTTCTCTTTCTGTCAGAGTTGATAATGCATCTTCTAACTGTATACGATCCCATTCAGATATGACGCTCTCTTTCACTTCTGTATCCCATTCATATACTGGCATTTCAGTACTACGTACATATCTTTGCATTAACAATGGGTCACATGGCTTCTCACGCTCATATGCAGCTCTACGTTCAATCCCTCTTGTTTTCCCTGGCTGTTTAGCAGTACGCATCCATTCCAGAGCATAATTAATATCACTAATCATTTCGTTAATAATACTTATATCCTTTTCTGTTGCGCCCACCTTAGATTCTTCTAAGCTCTTTCTTGTTTTGGTATACTGCTCCATCAAATCTTTCATACCAGGTTCCTCCTTTTATATAAAAAGAGGACGCTGAATTATATATAGGATGAATTGCTATCCTATGCATAATCAACGCCCTCTAAATGTGGACTATTACTTTCATTATTTTTCATTTATTTTTCAAATACGGTATGTGAAATTTTCACCTTAGGTTCCTCTTTTTTAATTGTTCACTTATATAACTTGGATCTCGTATCTCAAGTTCTTTTGCTATCTGTACTTTTGTCATTCCACTTTCTAGCATTATTAATGTTTTCGCACATAATACATCCCATTCTGCTTTCGTTCTCCTTTTAGGTTTATCCCCTACATAGGCCCCTCCTAAAGCAGTACCTAATTTATTTATCTGTTTACCTATATCACAATTATGTAAACAATGGCTGGCTTTATATTGGTGCTCACATCCATTACAATGTTGGTCCTGTAAATTTATTATATTTATACGTATGTTTCTTTTATTAATATCTTTCGTTTGTCCCATTAGCTACAAACCGGCCAATCTAGTTTATCTACATGTACCAGGTAATCTACGAGAGCACGATCAGTTCTTTCTACTACATACGCATGTTTTTCAAATTCTTCCCTTGGAATGGATTTACGGCCACCATCGTATAACATAGCTTCATAGTATTCTGCTACTAGTGAAACCGGAACGAAGTAGATAATATGATCTGTTTTAAATTCTATTAAGAAGAAACAAATTGCCCCCTGCGCTTGTGTATCATTTAAATAATCGATTTGATGCCTATTGATACTATCTAATGGGAATCTTTTTATTTCTTTAGTAGACTTCGCTTCAAAGTAAACTGCTCTCCCTTTATATACTCCATCGTAATCCACTGTAGATTTGCTTTCCCATGCACTTTTTGTTATTTCACCTTTATTATTCGTTTTTATAACTTTCACCGGTGTTGGACGTTTATTAAAAATACCTACATTTGCTGACTTATACATACGACAAGTAATGTTTAATAAATGTTCAAACGCCATTCCTCTATTTCCGTAACCCATGCTTCTTCCTCTCTTTCTACTAAAATGGAGTTTTTATAAAAATTTTTCTCAACACTCACTTCATGGAAATTAATTACCTTTTATGGTAATGTATTGGTAATCCCATAAAGTTCTATTGTTCCATTAAAAAGGACCCCTACCCCTTTTCGGGTCCTTTTTTAGCGTTTTTTTTCGAAATAATGACCTTGCCTTCAAATTTGCTCTTAATATCCACTTGCTTGGCGCTCAAAGTTTTCTTCGTTTTTCTCTTTATAGGCCTGTACAACATCCTCAAACTTATAACCGTATAAATAGCAAAGACGAAAGAAAATACCGAACGCTTTATGTAAATGGGTTAATGCTACACTTAAATTTCTAAATTCACACCATGCACGTTTAGCTGATAATATATCCTGCATATACCATTCAAAAAGCCTGTTTACATTCAACACGTTTTTCTTCATGATGTATTGTTTTGAAAATCCAAATACGAGTTTTCTTTTTAATGTATGACGATCTAATTCAATTACGATGTTCATTAGAAAGTGGAATCCATCAACTAACTCTTCCAATAGCCCATCCTTTGGCGTTCCAAATCCTGTGCTCCACATTTTAAAGGCCCTTGTTTCGTTCCAGGCTTCACCAATTTCAACTATTAGCGCACGGAACAGCATATCTAACTTATCGTTACCCTTATATCCAATTCGCTTATCTAGTTCTCTCTGCATTTCAAACAACTCTGTAATATCAAAAGTCTGCTGCGTTTCTTCTGGAGTAATTACATATAGGTTTGATATGTGTCTCATAGCGCACTTGCTCCTTTGCGATAATCTCTAATAATTCCACCGTCATCATTGAAATAAACAATCTCCCAGTGGGGATTAAATCTAAACTTGTGAGGATCATCATCCAGGACAATGAACAAATCGTTTTTGCAATTCCCAACAATCGTCCCCATTCTTCCCTGCGCCTCGACACGCATTCCGCGTTTTGCAAATGGAATTCTTCTAAATTTACACATCTTCCGGAATGGTTCTTCTTTACCGAACAAAGTTGCTATATCAATAACACCTTTATATTCACAAGTAATAAATGGCTCAAACTGTTCGAACGGCATATTAATAAAACCTTGCTTTTTAATTTGTTTGTAAAAATGATATTTCGCCATCTTTTCATTTTCTTTTACTACAATGTGATTACAACGCCAGTGAGGAAATACTGTTGAAATGTGATACTTATATGTAGATTTCATCGTTCTTCCCCCGGTTGCAATAAGAATCGTGCGGATTCATTACAATTTGTACATGTAATTTGGATTTCTTTTTCATTCGCTTGAACCGTAACGCCTTGGATTCCATTCTCCTTTGTAGCAATAATAGGAAGTACTGCAGTATTCCCCATTTCTTGCTTTGCTCTATCTAGTTCCGCTGCTATATTCATTCCGCAATTACATAAGATTTCAAATTTCATGATTCCATTCTCCTTTAATCGTTTTATAATCGTTATAACGAGTAAGACCGCCAATTCTAGTTCGTCCAATTCCCACAACTGGCGGTCCTTTGTCCTATAACACTCTAAGGCTATTAACTTTCCAATCAATTTTTCTCTACGCAATATCTTGTTTCACCTTTTAAATTCCCAATATTCCAAAAATGTTAAATATACTCTTTACCAATTCACCCTGCAGCATCTTCTGCAAAGAACAATATTTCTAAATCACGCGGTTCTGCTTCATATTTTTCATCTGAATTGTTTACAAACACCGTTACGGTTCCTGTATCTTTATCCTGATGGCATACAGTTAAAACACAGCTACCATCATTACAAAAGTCTCCCGAATGAAATTCATTATTTCTTCTCTTTTTCTTAGCGAAGACTCTGCGACGTTCTTCCCAATATTGTTCATCTTCTGTTGCTAAACGGCACTGATCTGCATATTCCCATCCTTTATCACCTGCATTAGCTACACTATGATTTCCCCATACACCTAAAATTTTAATTCGACCGTTCTTTCTCTCAACTTCCATTGCTTTTACTTCTGCAAACATTGTGTAGTCATTACATTCATACGCTACCCAATTCCCTAATTCGAACGGTGTTTTAATAAACTGCGGTACTGGTACAATAACTGCTACTATTTTCATCTTTAACCCTCCAAATATTTAGTTACATATTGCGGTTTAAATCCGCTATCAAAATAGATTCGTAACGGCTGTGGTTCCTGCGATTCCCTCGCGGCTTTGCAAATCTCTTCTGCTTCGTCCCAAAAGAAACTTTTATCCTGTGCTCGTCTATACCGCCATAACGCTGTTACATAGTCGATATACATATCAAAGTGATTATCCTGCTTTACAGAGCGTGGCAGTTCGTCTGCGCTCCATACATCACACGGAATAATAGCAAGCACATCAGCAAATCCTACGCGTCCTGGCAAGTGCTTCGCATGAGCATTTCTTATATCAAACGGCTGCGCCTGTTCCCTAACATCTATAACTTTTTTATTTTTTATTGCTGCAGTTGTATTTGTGAGATCATCCAGCAAGAATGTCAGTTGTTCCGTCATCGTGAACACCTTCTTCTAACTGCAGCGTGTATACAAGACCTCTATCTAGTAACGCACCAATAACTGCATTCATCCATAAATGAGTGCCAATCTTTTTTTGTAAGTATTGTAGAATTGATACAATTTCACTTGTAGAAAGCGATACAAATTCACCTAGCTTTTCTTGATTGAATTTCCCTCCACGTTTTTCAATTACAAAAGCTAGTTCTTTGTCCTTCGCATATCTTTCTGCTTTCATTAAATCAAAGTCCCTTACTTTATCCATACTGTACCCTTTAATAAGCAGCTTTAACATATCTTGAATCACGTTAGTCTCAACCACTTTTAATTTAAGCTCCATTTCACCACGACAAGACTTACAAAGCGTTTTCTCGCATCCCTCAATGTACATATTTTTCACATCAGCAGTTGGGATTACTGCACTACAGATGTCACACCATTCACTATTGTCGTACAACAAATCATTCATTACTTTCAGCTCCCTACTTTATAGTTTTTATTCTTAAATTTGTTAATCTTTATATTTTTATAAATACACATAATTTGGCCGCTAGCGTATTTACTGTGTTATAATTGCAAATGTAAATTTATTTTTAAATCCAAATCTATATCTACCTTTAACTTTTTTGAGTATCCATCAATACGATGGATCTTTTTTTATGCATTTTTTCTTATTTTCTCTACCACTTTTGGATTGCCGCCTAGCGATTCCAGGTGATTCGCTACCTCAAGCACCTTTTTTTGTTCTTCATCTCTAATGTATTTATCTTTTTTCTGTTTTTGCCTGTACAGTTCAATTAGTTCTTTTTCAACTGCAGCAGCTTCTTCTTTTTGTTTATTGCTTAATTCTTTTAATTCCAATGCAGTTGTTACCTCACGATTATTCATCGCTCTATTACTCTGTTGTTCTAACATTTTTTGATTCTTCATATATTCACGTAGCTGACTCTCTAAAGCCCCAGCTCTTTGTATATGCTCTGGAAGTACCCTATCGGCTAATCCCATCTAATTCACCTCAATTCCAGCTACACCGTTTATAGGTGCAGCTGAAAGTTATAAAAATTGCTATTAAGCAATGATAAATACTTTTTTGTTTTCAATTTCGTCTGCTAGTTTCTCAACTAAATAGTCTTTGATGTTCCCAATCGCTTCTAACTTCCAAGCGCCGCCATCTGCTTCATGGATTGAACAGTTAGGACCTTTCTCCATACGGAATACAAATTCACTTTCTGGCTGTTCTACTTCTGTAAATGTACGATATGGTTTAAGTGCAACCGGATTAGGAACATCAACTTCTCCAACTTCCGCTATACCAACCTTAGCTACCACGCTTTGTGATATACCGTTATCGCCATATGTCTTAACATCTTCTTCTGTAATATTTCCTACGACTTTTAACATAATGTCACGATCATCATTTTTAACAAAAGCTGATTGAAGACTAATAATAAATTTCTCTACCTTGTACCAACATCCAAAATCAAAGTCTGGTATAAGCGCTTCTGCTCTTACTAATGTGCTGCGATTGTAATTTCCATTAATAGCAGTAAAGCATGTTACTGATGTTGGATTAGCAACATGAATCATTAGTGGTTCCTCCATATCAAACCCTGATTTCACATAATCAACTAATCCAGATAAACTACGAACAGTAAATGCATTTGCTGTTGGTTCTTCTACTACATGTAATCGCTGCGTTGAGAACGTTTGCCCATCAATATCGTGTGTTTCTACATTTCCTAATCCAACTACGTATTCTAAAGCGTCTTTTTCAATCATTTTAATTTCCCCTTTACGATTTATTAGTTTGTTTGTTGTTTGCGCCAATTCACAATTTGAGTTGGCCCCGTTTCTTTTGGTGTTTCCTCTGCAGCCACTTTTTCACCTATATCATTAGCCACATCCCCATCACCATCTATGTACATTTGACCTTTTACACCAGAATATAGTTCTCTTCCAACAACATCGCCACCGTTATCTCTACCAACTATGAAAGTAGATTCAACTTCTTTTGCAGGTACAAGTTTCGATGAGACTTTAGAAGTGCAATCCCATATTTCACGCTTTTTATTCCCTTTAAAAGTAAGTGTTAATGTAATTGATCTTGCCTTTGTAGGATCTGTGTTTGGATCGGCCATGTTTTTTAATACACGTTGAAACTCTGCATCAACTTTTTCGGCAACTGCACCATCTGCTAAACTATTTAAATCAATATTCATTTGTAAAACCTCCCATTTGTACCTATATAAGTCCTGGTCTCCAGGCTTTTAAATACGTTAATGCTTCTTCAAAATCTTTTTCTTTCGTATCACGATAACTTGGAACGACAAAAGCTTTCCTAAAGTCTTTCCATGCTCTACTATGTAAAATTCTTTTATCTTCAAATGCTTCACGGATTTTCGGTTCTTCACCCCAAAGCCTTTCCACTCGACGCAACTTTGCGTTTAGTAACGTTGTTTGTTGATAACTATCGATTGTCATCTTTTCATTTAACTTGTGCTCAATCGTCACTAGTCGTTCATCTTGTTTCATCATTTCACTTGAAATGGTATTAATCATTTGTAACGGAGACATACGTTTTTGCTGATCATTTTGTTGCTGTATATATTCCCTCATTCTCTTAAATTCTTGGATAAATTTAATTTTCATTTGTACAGCTTCTTTGGTGTTATAACTCATAACAACCAATGTAAAAGCTTCTTCGGTTAAATTGAATTTAGGATATTCTTTTCCACGAGTTCTGTATTTTGACTCCTGAAAATTTAGGAGCGAAAATTCTTCTCCGGCATAATCAATTTGGGTACGAATATCTGCTATAACATTGTCATGACGTTTATCAAACATTTTTGCAATTGTTAAACTGTCTGTTACAATTACATTTCCTTCTACAAAGACCAGGTGACTAATTATAGGTTTAATAGCTTGTAATCCACTCATATTCTCAAGAAACCTCCTTCATATCCAAAATTTTAATAATCTTCGCCCTGACACTTTTCGCTTCTCTCTTATCTCGAAGAATATCGGATAAATAAGGACCTGATATTCCAAGTAGCTTTGCTAAATCTTTTTGTTGCATATTTTTAGCGAATAGTGTTGCTCGAACCTTCATGCCGAATTCATTTTTCATTCTATTCACCTCATTTTTAGAAAATAAGCTAATTATTTAGCTTATTATTGACAATAACTAACTTATTGATTAAAATGAACTCATAGCTAAATAAACCTACAACTATAGCTTTTGTACGTTGGGGAACGTGGAATAGAGCCTTTATTAAGTAGTGTTTAAGAAGCTAAATAAGTAGCTTATGCACATTAGTATATTATTCAATTAGTTAGTTGTCAAATGTTTTAGCTAACTAATTGAATAAAAATTAGTGTGTTAGCTTGAAAGGGCGATTTATATGAATATTACAGATAGGATAAAAGAACTTTGTTTAAATAAAGGTATATCAGTAACTAAATTAGAAGAAGAGTTAGATTTTGGTCAAAATACAATTTATCAGTGGAAAAAAAGAACACCTTCTGTTGAACGCGTACAAAAAGTAGCTGATTATTTTGATGTATCTATTGATTTTTTATTAGGAAGAACTAATCAAATGAATAAAATCAATTTAAAAGACGCTGAAGGTTTTACCGAAAAAGATAAAAAGGACATCGGCAAAAGAATGGAAGAGATAAGAAAAGATCTGACAGACTCTGACGGATTAATGTTTTCTGGTGAGCCCCTTACTGAAGAAGCTTTAGATTCATTAATGGATGCAATGGAGTATATTGTTAAACATACTCAAAAAATAAATAAGAAATACATCCCAAAGAAATACAGAAATGAATCAGAGTGAGTCAGGGGAGGGAGAATCAATTGGGTTACTACGAAAAAGACACAGCATTAGAACTAGCAGCGAGATTTAATACAACCAACCCTTTTGAAATAGCTGAACGTTTAAATGTTCACGTTTTTTATCAAAATTTAGATCCAAGCATCATGGGTTTTTATAAATATAATAAGAAAAACCAGTATATCTGCATTAACGAAAATTTAAGTATCAACGAACAAATTGTTACTTGCTCCCATGAATTAGGCCATTGTAAAATGCATAAACATGTCAATACTCCGTTTTTACGTGCTAATACATTCTTATCTGTAGATAAATTTGAAAGACAAGCTAATTTATTTGCAGTTGAATTATTACTTCCCGATGAGGATTGGCATGCATATGCAAAAGAGTTTAAAACTATCGATGTAATCTCTCATCATACAGGGATTCCGGAAGAATTATTATTACTTAAATACCAAAAGTCAGTATGTTGTTATGCTTAGTCCTAACCGGGCTTTTATTTTTAAACGTCAAACGAACATACATTCCTAACAAGAAAGGATTACTAAAATGATTATAAACTTAGATGATTTCAGAAAAACAAAGCGGCTGAATAAAACAAATACTATTCAAATGACTAAAATCCCTATTTTTGATCGTATTTTTGTTGAGAATAATGAATTAGTAGGAGAAATAAAAGGCAGCAAGGAAAAAGTTATTATTGAACATTTAGATCAAAAAACGAATAAGATTACTTTTTAATTTAGTATAAAGACATTATCACTCTTTTTTATTTACCTCTTTTCACGTTATATATGTATATTAGAATTAACAATTTGTTATAATTAGCTAAGAAATCTACTATTTCCATAGAGAGGATACGATATTATGGGTTTTAAGTTTCGTAAAAGTATCAAAGTTGGTCCTGGTGTGAAAATAAACGTTACACACAAAGGTGTAGGAGTAAGTGCAGGTGTAAAAGGCGCTAGCATTAGTACCGGACCATCCGGATCTAGAATTACAACTTCTTTACCTGGAACGGGAATCTCATATGAACAACGTATAGGCAAAAAGAAAGGCTCTAAACAAAGAACAAGCTCAAGTGCTTCAGCAACTCAAAACACTACCACGCCAAATAATCGGTCACATACAAGGGATAAATCTTCCCCTATAAAAAAAGAAACTAAGTCTTTTATAGTAACTCCTTTCCGTTCAAAAGATAACGAAGCAAATTCTTTTGCTAGAAAGTTAATGAAGCCACTTTCCATAATTACAGGCGTTTGTGCAATTCTTTTCTTAATTATGATGCTTGTTATTCCTGCTCTAATCCTGGCGGCTATTTCTTTCTTATGCTATAAAAATATAAAAACACCGTTTGCTGCAGTATGTCCCGAATGCAATGCTGAAAATCTAATAATGTTTAAAGAAGAGAAAATTGCTTGTCGTAAGTGTAAGAGCACTCTTATAATCCAAAAGTAATTAAGCAAGTTAAAGAATACGCTTTCATTTTTCGGAAAATATGTTAAAATTACCTTTGGACGGGAGTCCATATACATATTATTAAAATTAAAGTGGTTTTCAAGTCGAAGAACGGCACTCTTTTGAGTGTCTTTTCTTTTTTCTGATTATTTGTTATGATATGATTAGAGTATGACTTCTAACTGAATTGCATAAAATAAAAGAAGAGATGCGCTAACATCTCTTCCAGTAACTGCTACCGCAAGGTGGTCGGTTGCTAATAGTTATTTACGTTTAGAACCGCCCTTTCGCTTGCAGGCATTAGGGGCGGTTCTTTTATTTCGTTTACTGCTAATCTTCTTCGCAAGCTCATTTGCATAAGCTGTTGCAAATACTGTAAGGAATACCTTAGCAGCGTCATACAATAAATTAAATAAAGAATCCATTCGGTCACCTCCCTTCTCTCTAAGATCAGAGAAAGGATAGCAACCTCCCGCCCTCACAATATACAGTTACATACAGTCTATCACACAATTCTATTAGGCGGAATATCATTAGAATATTCTCGAAAAACATCGATTTAAAAATAAATAGTATTCTCCCTGTGGATAACCGTACTTATCCACAAAAAAAGTCCGACATTTATTGTCGGGCTTCGCTTTTTCTCTTCTTTTTTCCACAAACATCTGCTATCATTAAAAGGGTAGATACATAAATTGCAAATGTAAATTTTTAACATAAATTATAAAAATAAAAAAACCCCGACGGAATTTTCAAAGGTTGATGTAAGTTTGGCCGCCTACTAAACCGATGAAAATTAGAACACGAGGTTTGTTATCACATATTTAAATTGCTATTTCTATTAATATGATAGCATAAAAAAATATGAATAACAATCCTCTAATTTCTTATACCCATTTTTTAGTCGGGGTAAAAATTGGAGGATTTTTTATTATGTCTGTGACATTCAAAAAAGCTAAAAAGAAAACTAGAAACGAACTACAATTACCTATCCTGCACTTTGTTTGCATGGATGACTGGATTGAAAAAATAGGCGATAAAGCATTTACGGCATGGCTAAAATTCTATACATGGTGTAATCGCGAAGAAGATGAAAATGGAAATCGTCCTGACGATGACGTGATCCCTTCTAGCTTAACTAAAGTACAAAAGCGTTTAGGTGTAGGAAAAGATACATTTTATAATAAAATATTAAAACCATTATGGAACTATGGATTAATAGATGTATTTGAATACAAATCTGAAGGTTGGAAAGGACAAGGTAATGTAAATATCATTGTGTATGAATACCCACAAAACGAACATGCCTTATCCACTAAACCATTAGAGAAAATTCGTGATTATGATACAGACTATACATCTCAAGCAAAGACGTTCGCAAAGCTTGGAGGTCGTCCTAAAAAGATGGAGGAAGTACCCCGTTCTGAAATAGAACAGGGGGATGGTTCTGAAATAGAACAGGGGGGGTTCTCAAATGGAACAGGGCCCCGTTCTGAAATAGAACCCAATAATGTTTCAAATAATCTATCTAATGTTTCAAAATCTAATAATGTTTCAAAACCATCAAGTAATCTATCTATCTTAGATAAACTTGAAAATATAAATTTACCTAATACTACTAAAATTTTACTAAGTAGAAAGATAGAAAGACTTGATGATAAAAAATTAAATATTATTCTTTCTCTTTTTGAAATTTATAAAACTGAGTTAAATGAAGTTGCGTTTAACGCTGTATTAAATCGTGTAATAGATTCTTCTGTGAAAAAGAGCTTCAAAGGGTTATTAGAACAATCTATAAAAACAGAAATTGCTAATGTAACTAAAGAAGAACAAAATCCTAATAAACGTGTAGAAATGATTCCTGAATGGAAAAAGAAATCAGATCATGAAGATAACGAACAAACTCCTGAAGATTTAGAAGAAAATCAAAAACGTTTAGATGATGTATTAAAAAAATATAAGCGTAAATAATCATAAAAACCTTTTAGGTAAGGTTGTATGATTATAATTAGTTTGAACAATAAAAATAGGGAGATGTATTCTATGCTTCAAAATTTGTCTACATTACTAACTAAATATTATATAAAAGCAGGTTTTACTGCAGAAGAATATATTGTACTTAATGCATACTTAAACCATTCGAAAGTTAACCAAGATAAACATGATTTGAAAGAAGTAGCCGAAATGACAGGGAAATCACTAAGTGAAGTATTAGCTGTTTTAAAATCACTTTTTGAAAAACGGCTAATTTTAAATGAGACAGAAAAAGAAAAAATTAATCTGATGGCATTATATAATTTATTAAGTGCTGTTGAATTTGAATCAATGTCAATTAATGAAAGAATATCAGAAAGTATTGATCATTATGCTCTTTATGCTTCCCATTCACATGAACAACATTTCGGACAGGTAACACTAGTTCCTTTTGCAGAAGGCGGTGTTGCAGTTGCAGCAGGTACTGAAAGTAGATTTGGTAGTTTGATGTGGTCACATAACGATATGAAGAAGTTAGTAGAAGAGATTACATTTTTCCTAGAAAGTACTGAACAAGAATGGATCAGTGAATATAATCAAGATTTAAAAAAGAAGATAGAGCTAAAAAAAGAACAACAACGTATTGCTTATGAAGAACGAAAAGCGCAAAAAGAACCTGCAAAACCAAAGCATGGATATGTCATATTAATTCGTCTGTACCCGTCTGGATACTATAAGTTTACTTATACGGTATCTAATGATTTGAATGGGAAAATTAATCGTCTAAAAGAAGAGCACGGGCATAATGTAGAGGTTGTCCATTCAGTAGAAACATATGACACTATGAAATTCTATTATCAATTTGCTAAAAAACAATTTAGCAATAGATTAATAGAAAAAACAATGTATCAATTAACGGAGAAAGACGTTCAGTTTTTCAAAGAAGAAAAGTATCCAGCAAATGCTATGGATTGGTTAGAGGGATCACGTATCAAATAGTAAAAGTTCTGTTTACCGTAAATACCTAAATCATCATAGAAAGGAACATCATATGTCACTCTATATAGAACTTATTAATCAAATTACAACTGACAGCTTATATAAAGGCATTATATTGTTGTGCGCACCACTAATTTTACTAGTTCCATTTGGAATACTAGTAAGTATATATTGCAAGGATCGACTAGTAAGACTTTTACTAGCATTCTTTGCTATAGGTCTTTATTTGTATTGTGTCGTGAATTCTTTTTCAGCAGCGTATTTAAAAATATAGATATTTATAATTTCGAATACAGATATGGATACTTCCTGATATAGCTGAATTAATAAATACTAAAATACTTAAGGGATAGGACAGGCATTATATATACCTGTTCCTCCCCACTGTATAAATTTACATAGAATGAAGGGGAATTAATATGAATACCAATGATTTTTTTATAAGTCATGCTACAGCAGACCATAAATTAGTTTCTGAAATTGTTGATTTCATGGAGGTAGCATTAAAGGTAGATCGTGAGAAAATTTACTGTACTTCTGGGGAAGGAACGAAAAAAATACGGACAGGTACTAACTTTATAAACGATATCAAAGATAATGTTAGTGGTACAAAATTAGTGATTTTTATTCTTACACCTAATTATTTTAAAAGTAATTTTTGCTTAGCAGAATTGGGTGCAGCATGGGCATTTAGTAGTGATGTTTATCCTATAGTAATACCACCAACTCCTAGAAATTTATTAAAGTCCACGCCATTAAGCGAATCAACGCAAGCTTTAACACTAAATACATATGAGGATCTTGTTGAGATGGCGGATGAGTTCAAAGGCATGGGAGTTGCTGAATATAGTAGTGCAAAAGTATTAAATACACGTGCCAAAAGATTAATTCAGTGGATTGATGATAATTGCTCTTTCGATATAGATGATACGGTTAGTAAGACGGAACATTTGGCTGTACAAGAACAATTAGAAGGTTTAAAAAAAGAAAACCATGCGAAACAGCTAGAAATCGTCCATTTAACTACTCATTATGAACATACATTAAAAGCTGTAAGAGAAGAAAATGCGAAAATTAAAAAAGATACACATGTAGTTCGAGTTAATAAGGATAAAGCTGGGAGAATAGAACCAATAAGAATAATAGAGCCTGTAAAAGAGGAAGAAGCAGAGGAAACAACAGATAAATGGGGTTTATTTGAAGAACGTGTGAAAAAGGTGAGAGAGACTATATCAACATTAGATCATATGATTTTATCGGCGATTTATTATGATGAGTTTCATCAAGGAGAACAGTTTTGGCCAAGCGAAGATGTTTTCTTTAATTGGGGTAGACTAAAACAATTAGAGTTAGAGAATATGATTCGTATAGATGGTGAAGATCAACGAATAACTCCTAACTATGACGAATATTTAGTAAAAAAAGCTGTAGATACATTGCATGGTTTATTACATTATATCTCTTCTAATATTGACGAGAAAATGGAAAAGGAATTTGCAGAAGAACATCAATTTTATTTAGATTTTAATTCAAAAAAGTTTTGGGAGAGAATACTTTACATAAATATTTATGTATGATTTAAAAAGGTATTCATTTTTGAATACCTTTTTAAATTAAGTTATCTACTTTCTCTATAATTATGTAAAAATATCGCTTAGTGTATTACGTAAAAGATTAGATCAAGTACTACAAAAGTATAGACGTGATTAAAAGCTAACTGGATTCCTACGAAATGGAGCGATAACGATGGAAATAAAAAATCATTGTATTTACTTACAGGACGAACAATCTAAATTCACTTATAATTCTGGGGAACATATTATCCCTGCTGGTCTAGGGGGAATTCAAAAGTTGCCAGGTGGATATGTGAGTGATTTGTGTAATAATACTTTTTCGGGTATAGAAACAGAATTTATGAGAAGATCGCTTTTAGCATTACCGCGCCAGTTTTTAGGGCCTGGTAAGAGAGGGAAATTAAACCCCAGGGAAGCAACTAAATCGGGGATTGGTTTTATGTGGGATGGAATTTCTACGGAAACTATTGAACTTTCATATATTTCTCTAGGAGATCCTTATGCTCTTCCTCAACTAAAAATAAATACTAAAGGAAATATAAAATTTTCAGCAGATAAGTCTCTTGGTGATACGGAACAAATATTAAATAACTTTTTCAATCAGCTAAAGAAATTTGATAATAAATACACTATTCATGAAGATACAAGAATTGATAAAGAAACATTTCTAATTGGTTATGAGAAAGATGAAAAAAGATGGCACTTAGCTTTTCATGAAAAAACACATAATATAGACGTTCAAAAATGGATTGAACGTGTTTTAAATCCAGAGGGACGTAAATTCTCTAAACCTGAATATAGATCTATGCAAGCCGAAGTTACTCAACAGTTTACAATGGATTTAGAAGCACATGAACGGGTATATGCCAAAATTGCTTTTAACTTTCTAGCCTATGTAAAAGGGCAAGATTTTGTATTACAGGAATGCTTTAATCCAGTACGCAATTGGATTTTAAAAGGGGGAGATAATAACTTTGTTGAGTCTCCTATAAATGATGATATGGTAGGAGGATTTAAAGAAATACCTCTACCAGAATTATGCCATAAAATATTCCTGTTCAATATTGATAATGATTTGGTAGCATTTTTAAGTTTTTATGGCGGACAATTTGGAGCAAAGGTGATTTTAGGGAAAGATTTCTCAGGCGATTTTGATATGGATGGTTTTATTTGTGATTGGAAAAACAGAGAAGAATATCGGATATTTGATTATTTACATAAAATCGATAATGGTATTTTATAATTAGTTTGTATCATTCGGGTATTCGAGAAAGTATACTACTTATGAAGTTATTAAAACAAATCACTTCATAAGTAGTTATAATATAAAAGATTAGTTGTTTATAGTGGTAATATTAATATCGTCTGCTAAAACCTATTTTGAAGTTCTCCATGTAAGGTGTATAAAATTTCTTAGCATGGGGTGTATATCTATCGCTCATTGTTTTTTCTGAATATGCCTTTACATCCCAATCCACAGATACGTATCCCTCGCCATCACTAACATATCCTTCGAATACCTTCTCCTCAAATATTCGTTCGAGTTTATTTATTAAATCTGTTGCTTCTTGAGGATTATCAGAAAGTGCATCTTCATCTAATATGATGTCAATAAATACTATATACGTCCAATGTTTATCATCAAAATAAATACATCTGAGTTGTAGATCCATCTTCATATTATTAAGTTTATGTTCTTTTTTTGCAGATTCAATACGTTCGTAAACAGTGTCAATATAAGCAGTTGTCGGAAAATGCATTGCCAATCGGGATGAAAGATAGAAAAATGCTCCTTTATAATTTGCCGCCCAAAAAGATGGAGAATTTGTATTATAAATTTTCAAACCGACACCATTAGAACTTTTTGGAAAGAATTGATTAATCAAAGAAAAGTTACAGGGTTTTAAAAGTCTATCCTCTAAACGAACTTCATCCCAATAATCTATCACTAAATTTTCTTGTTCTTTTAATTCTGTATACGCTTGAATTAATCCGGATGTAAGAGCGGTTGTGCAAATCATTAAGTAACCAGTCGCCCCTACTCTTTTACAATCAGTGATTAGTGAGTTAGCTTCGGCTTTTCCAGCGGAGTCTCCTGAATGAGCTTTATGTTTACATTGAACTAACCATAATCTTTCAAATGTACTTAAAGGCCCTTTAACTTTCTCTTTTACTAGCAAGTCCCTTCCACCATCAGTACCTTTTCCAGTCCAATGAGTTTCATATCCTTCGCGAACAAATATCTCCCTTACCAGCCGTTCTAAATCAGTCCCATCTATAGGGAGTTCCTTAAAATCTAGCATGTATTTCCCCTCTTTTCTTGTATTTAATAGGCTACCTGTCCTTTATATTAACATTTTATTATAGAGGTTTTAACTTGTTATGATTTTAATAGATTGCCGAATTTAAGATATAAAAGGTATTTATTCATATTTAAAATTTCACGCACCGTATGAAGACATTAAAATTAAAATACATCATTAAGGGATTCTTGTTGTTTTCTGACGAAGACAAGGGTTTCCCCTTCACTGTAACGAATGTTATAGCAGAGGTGATGATGCTATGACAGATAAAACAGGCAGCTCTCAAGCCGTGTATATTAGCAAAGACGTAGCAACGATGCTCAAAATCCAGGAGTCCACTTTGCGTAAGTACTGTATCATGCTCGAGGAACATGGATACCACTTCCATAAGAATGAGCATGGACATCGCGGATTTCTGGATAACGATGTTATAACGTTAAGGAAGTTAATTGAAATTAAATCACACCCTGATATGACGTTAAAACAGGCTTGTAACGCAATTATGACCTGGGTTAAAGAAAAAGATATGTCAGAGGTTGATACAGATGTTATAACGGAAACTGAGCAACATGACGAGCGATATGACGAGTTGAAAGAAATGATTCAGCAGCAGAATGAAATGCTAAAGCAAATGGCCAAGAGAATGGATGAGCAACAACGGTACATTGATGAGAGATTAGAAAGACGAGATCAGCAGCTTATGAGTGCTATACGTGAGATGCAGGAAGAAAAGCGTGTACTATTAGAAACCGCAGCAACGAATAAGAAATCTTGGTGGAAATTCTGGTGAAAAGTCTCTACCAAGGTAACTACGTATTACGATGTATTCTGTTTAGACAGAAAATTAATATCATGGGAGAGATACGGTAATGACGATGGCAGAAATCATCTATGGGGCTATAGGAATATTCATGGGGTATGTTACAGCATTTATTACACAAAAGGCAAAGAACGATGCTTTAAAGAAGGACAGCGAAGAACTTGCATTACTTAGAGAAAGAGGGAAAAATCTTGCTACTAAAGAGGACATTCAAGAAATTACAAAACTCCAAGAAGATGTGAAAACCACGTTCCAAATGAAAATGGAGCAACAAAAAGCAGAAATAAATAGAATTTCTAAGGAGTATGAGTTGTATACAGTAAAGAAACATGAATACTATCCGGAATTGTATAAAAATCTTGAATTGTATATTGGAAAGGTGAAAAATTTAGAATTAAAAGGTATGAAATTAGTTTCTTCTATTGATTTTACAACTTTTGATAAAGAAGATATATCTGTTTTTATGTCAGATAAAGCATTTAAACAATCGGATAAAGAACGTATCCTTTCCGAATGGGATAACAAAAGGTCATTAGCTATCCGAGACGTCGAATACATTCTCCATAGAATAGAGTATAAAGAAGCAGAGGGATTTTATGAAACAGCGGAAAACTTCTACTATTTACATCGATTATTTTTTTCTGATGAGATAAGCTCGATTGCAAATATCTTATTAGGTAATGTCTATGTTTTATTGACGAATATCGATCCTGATTCTCGGTTTATTGTAGATACAGAGTATCTCAAGAAATTACGACTAGAAAACGAAGCGTTAAATAAAAGGATAGACGAACTAAGCTTTGAACTATTTAATAAGCTTAAAGAAGAATTGAAAGCAGAAAATGACAAATAATTTGTCCAAGCTCCACCTTTTATTTTATATATAAAGGGGCTTGTTTTATGTTTTTTGAGTCTGTTTTGTGTTTGTTTTGAGTTTGAATAGGCTTTTTTTTTAGTTTGACAGTGATTGACTTCAGAAAAAAATGGTATTAAAATAGAATTAGACTTAAATTAAACTTAAATATAACTCGGGGAGAGATTAAAATGGACTTATTGGAAATCAAAACTTACTCAATTGATTTGGGGAATGGATATACTAAGAGAATTGTTAATGGTGAATGCATTGTAGAACCTTCTGTAATTGCTGATGTAGAGAGTTATTTCAGTGATGATGTAGATGTTACAACGCTTCAATTAAGTGAAGGAGAAGCCTATTTCACTGGTGACGATGTTGGAATTCTTGGTTTAAAGCCAATCTCCGCTCTTGGTGAACATGATATGGATCGTTACGAAACTCCTGAATTTAAAAAGATGATTTTCGGATTCTTAGCAAAAGACTTCAAACAAGATGTTACGATTGAACGTTTAGTAACAGGTCTTCCAGTGCAACACTTTAAAACAAAAGGAAAAATTGTTGAAGAACTATTAAAAGGACGTACAGTTATTAAAGTTAACAATAACGATATTATTGTCGATATTAAAAACGTTTCAATTATTCCTCAACCAATTGGTACATACTTACATCTAGTAGCTAAAAAATCAGTTACTCCAAATAAAGATTTAACATTAATCGTTGATTGTGGACATGGAACGCTTGATGTTACTGAGCTAAAAGGAAAAACAATAGTAAAGCGCGCTGGTAATAATGAAGGTGCAAAAGAAGCTTACATCAACATTTACAATACATTAGTTGAAGAATACGGTTCATTAAAAGACCTAACTATTTCTAATATCCAAAACATTTTATTAGACGGATTACTTGTAAGTGGAAGCCGTATTAATGTTAGAGCTAAAGCAGAAGTGCAAAAGATTCTTAAAAAGCATTTCAATAGTATCTTCACATTCTTACAAGATAACAAATTTGATTTAAGATCATACGACAAAGTTGTATTTACAGGTGGAATTGTACACTTATATCACGATTATTTTGGAGAACGTGCAGAAGCTAACTTCTTAGTTGTTGAAGATGGACAAACTGCAAATGCACGCGGGTACCACGAATACGGAAAGGCGATGACTGCAAAGTGAAAGAACGATTACAAGTCTATTATGACCCAGATGTAGATGTTCAAGTTAGCGCACTAGTAGAACATTTTGATGAAATCGGAAAGGGTAGACGCGGATATACAACTGATAAACTTAAAGAATGTTTAAAAGTATATCAGGTTTTAGCAGAACGTTGCGGCACTTCTGAGCCAATGGATGTTTTACTGCATTATATTGATGGAAATGAATCTCGTATCCCACGCGTAGAAAATCGTGGTTTGGGAGCAGTTCAAGGGCTACCAAGGGAAGAAAATCGTGGTTTAGGAAAAGATAAAGCAGAAAAAAATAAAGTATCTGAAGATGTTAATGAAGGTGTTGCTGATTTACTTGGCGATGGTGAATTTGAATTTAATGAGTAATTAAAACTGAATATAAAAAGAGAACACTCTTCACAGCTTGCCGGCACGAAAGAGCGTTCTCTACACTTTGAAAATCTGAAAGGATGATTTAACAATGTCAAATACCCTATTCAAATTAACTACTAGTGAGCCTATTCTACCACAAACACGTAGCAAAAAGGAACTGTTCGGAAGAATACGCTCATTCTTTGCGAAAAAGTACCAGGAATTAAATGAATGGTTTGGTATTGAAGAATGTAAATCAGACCGTATTTGGTACTATGGAACACTTTCTCTGATGTTTTTTCTTCCTGCTGCTACTTATGTTATTTCTAAATTAATATGGTCTTAAGCAAAAGCATCATCCTCACTTCGGATATATCGCGCCATCTTCTTCGTGAGGATGGTGCTTTTTTATTCACAGTTCGAAGCGTTATTAACTTGAATAGTTTCCGAATCATAAAGCATTTCCTCTTCTGAAATCACTGTCTGAACCATAAAGAATTATAAATCAAATTCATAGTTCGAAGAGTTATCAACTTGAATAGAATCCGGATCTATGGATACAGCCAATGGGTCATCGACATTTAAAACTAATGATGTATTAAATGAATAGGAGTTTCCGAATCGTAAACCATCTCCTCTTCTGAAATCACCGTCTGAACCATATTGATGTTCGACATCTACTGAACCATAAATATCTATAAATAATTCACTAGAAGTAATTTCTGAAATAGTAACACTATCTAGTGTTATAGCTTCAATTAAATAATGCGTTGCTATTTCATCAATTTCTTGTATCGTATCGTTTGTTAAGGCATCAGAGACCTGCTTATATAGTTCTGTTTCTAAGCTATGAACAATTAATCTTCGAAATTCAGTTATAGTTTTAAGGAAATTGTCGAATGCCACCAGGGTATTTTTAACCATTTCGTAGCCTGCTTCATCGCCCCTAGAAAACACCGTTTCGTTTATATGTGTATATTTATTAAGCTTATTAATTACTTGATTGAGTTTTTTCGTGACTTTATCAAAATTAATTCCTAATTCATCTTCAATAAACTGGTTAGAAAGTCCACCTTTAATAGCATACGTCATACGTTGGACTCTGGTAATTTTAGAGTTCCCTTCAGTTTCTGGTTCCTCGTACCATTTACAACTTTCTACTTCGTAATCAGGTGCTAACTTATCGAAGACTTCCCTTGTCAGCTCTCTAATAAGGGTTGCAAAGCTAGTAAATTTAGTTTTAATATTGGGTACTTCAAGGATTGTCATAGCATCCTTAAAAATTTGTTTATGAAATTCTTTTTCTAATTGATTTAAAATAGAAACTGCTAAATCATCATAATTTTGCATTTGTATTCTCAATCTCCCTTTTTATATTTACTTATAGTAAGTATAAAAGTAAACACTATAGATTTGAAGAAATAAACTAATAATCCAATTAATGAAATCTTTATTCTTGTTAGGACGGCATAACAAATAAGCATGAAAATTAATCCTTATCTTTGGATTGATTTTCATGCTTATTTGCTTCTGGATAGGATTTTAATTTACAATTTGAAAATTATTTTATGAGTGAGATTATTATTTACTGATTTATCATTTTCACTTATAAAATGATTAAATTTTTCTTGGATTTTAAAAGCGCTTTGAGTATTGAATTTTAAAAATTCCTCTTGTGTAGTAATAGAATTTGATATGAGATTTTGTAGTATTAGAGTTGGATTAAGCTGCACAGTTTGATCATTTCCAGTAGAAGCGCAACGAATATCATAAGTGTTTAGTAATATTTCTTCTAGCGTGGTGGAATTTTGACTGAAACCTGCGTAATAAATACGATTTAAATCATCCAATCCCCCAATAAGTAATGAAATGTCTTTATTTTCTACCTTGCCATTACCTAAAATATCAAATAGTGAATGAGCGCAACTTTTAGCATTTTCTAAATCTATATCTGGATTATCTTTAATTTGTGGCATTAAAACTTCCACTAAAGCTGCATCTCCTGCCATACCAATAATTATTTTATCTGTTATTTTAAATACTTTTTGATAATTTTCATGGGCAATGGAACCGTCTAAGTTTGTTGCTCTTCCATCCCCTACAAAAGAAATAAACTTGTCAGTTGCAATAATCGATATTAGACTCACTGAAAATCCCCTTCCGTTAAACATAGTATAAAAATAGTATATAGGTATTTCGCTTGATTTTCTTTAAAAATAGATAATTACTTTGAGAGAGTTTAATGAGTTTTTGTATACAATGAGAAAGCAACCTAAAATTAAAAGGTTACTTTCTCATTTGCTCTTTACTTTTTAAAATATCCTCTTTGAAATACAATCGATCTCGTGACATTTCTTTAATTGGTTTCACTTTTTCTTTCTGCACCATCACATTTAGATTTTGTCGTGAACAACCTAAAATCTCTAGCGCTTCTGAAGTATTTACGATTTCATCCTGAATAAAACGAATTAAATCGTCTTTAGTTTTAAAATTATACATTCTTTTTCTCCTTGATATAGGTAGTGACTAAATTAAACACCATCATTACAAAGGCAATTATACATAGTACGATGTAGATGTAATCTAATGTTTGTAAATCGTTGTAATCAATTTGATACAAGATGTATCCTAAAATCACAAGAATTGGTATGTTGCTAAAAATGACTTTTTTCATAATATATAGTGTCATGTGATATAATCTTAGGTACAAGAGAGGTTTCCCTCTCTTGCGGTGTCTTACTCAGAGTCGTTTTCTTGGCGGGAGCGACTCTTTTCTTTTTCTTCCTTGATTTTGTAGTAAATATCAATTGTGTTTTTAACACCGGAAGAAAGTTGCGAGTAAATTGTTATGAACGCTGTTATCGTTCCTAAGATTATCATCCAATCCACTTTGTTCACCTCCTTTTCTTTATACTCTTATTATAGCATTTTATTTGACTCACGTCAAATAAAAATAGGCTAAATTATAGAAAAAACTCCATTTTTTTACGTGAAATAAACAAAAAAAGGGTATGCCCAAGTTTGAGCATACCCTTTTTTCTACTTTACATACACATAGGCTTCATTTGCAGTTACATAGTATGTTGTGCCTTTACTGTTGTGTACTTTGTATTGTGGTGAACCATTAACAGATACTTTAGCATCAATAGTAAATCCAAGCCCTTCATCTACTGTTCCTGCTACATCTTTATCAGACCAAGAAGCAGAGTCATAGAAACGAAGGTCGTCCACTTTAGAAACAACACGCTTACCTTCTACAGAACTTACTGCAGAAGTTTGTTCCCTATGATATTTAATGTAAGATGAGTTGTTATAAATCCATTGGTTACCACCAAGATTTAACCAATCACCTTGTTTTCCCCATACTTGATATGCTTCTCCTTTATTTAATTGACGGATAACACCATAATTTGTTGATGGTCCACTTCTTAGGTTTACGTTAAGTCCATCAATATAAGCTACTCCTGTTTCGCCTACAACGTTTTGAGATGGTTCTTGTGGTTTTGGTTTAACTGTAACTGTTGCGCCTTCATACGCCTTTTGTACGTCTGCTCTGAATTGTGATTCTGATACACCGTGACTGCGAAGGTAATCAATCGGATCTTCGTGGTCAGTTCCACCTAATTTGTAAGTAATATCTTTATGTGTCCATAAACCTTTGCTTGGATGAATTCCTCTATCTTTTAAAATCTTAGCTAATAGTTTTACATAACGCTCGTAAGAAGATTTAAATTTATCTGGGTTGCTAGTTTCAGAAAGTTCTACGTGAACAAATCTTTTATTTGCAGCTGGTCCAGCACCATAAGCAACATATTTTGTATCAGCAATTTGGACTGTTTCGTTCCAATCTACAGCATAATGTACAAATGCATTTCTCCATGTCCTAGCTTCATAATTTCGAATGTTAATTGCTGGTGCTTCTGGTGTTGCAGTACTATGTGCAACAACGCCTTCATAAGCGCCCACACCGTAGCGATATGCCTGTTTCGGTAAGTCTTGGATAATTAGTACTCTATCGGCAAAAGAAGCCGTAGCAAACGAAAATAAGAGTAATAGAGTCATAAATAATGAGCTGAATAGTTTAATCGGTTTTTTCATTGTGTATTTTCCCCTTTTTGCCAAACAAAAAGAGCACCGTCTTTTGACAATGCTCTCCTTATGTAAGGCGTGTATTTTTTTATTTGGTATTATGTTTTTCTTTTCGTGCATCGCTTCTTTGAATCTTTGCTTGAATTTCGGATGCTACACTTTCTAATAACCATGCAGGAATCCATTTTTCCCAGCCAATTCGTGCACAGTTTGCTGCGAAACTATTAAAAATGTGGTAACTTAATCCACCGACTACCATGAAGAAAAAGAAATCAGGTAGTTTAAGAGCAATATCAAATAAATGTGCAAGAGCTGGTAATGATAAAAGCACCACGGTTCTCGTGATGCCCTCAATTCCATATTGTGATGAGTATGTTCCATCTAGCTTTGAAGCTTTACTTCCCGTAATCCAGTCGAGCATGATAATCCAGCAATAGATCGATATCCAAATTAAGTTCGCTTTACCGTATAACAAATTAATTATTGTTCCTAATCCACCACCGATAGCACCACCTACTTTAAATTGAGTACTTGTAATAACATCGCTTATATTCAATGCCTTGATGAGTTCGTGAATTCTTTCCAAGTTCTCACCTCCTTTCAAATTTTGACCAAAATAAAAAAGCCTGCTGCAGCACGCTCAATTTCGATAAAGTTATATGTTCATTTTCTTCCACGCGTATTCTAGTGGTTCAGTACGTGGTGGTTTCATTACTGCTTTTTCAGTAGTTTTGCTTTCGTTTCGGGAGAAATTAAACATAACCCCTTTTCGTGTGGCGGTTTGCCTCACCCCTGTAATATACATGTCACTGATTTCTAATTTTGAGCCTTTGCGTATTTGTGGTTTACGTTGAACGGTTGGATACAGTGTTTTTGGTTGAATTATTATGCCTTTTATTGTCATAAAATCACCAGCCTTATTCTACTCTTAATGCAATGTTGTACTCTGAAAATGAACTCCATACACTTGAGTAGTAGGTGTTAAATAATTTATATTTCTGGACTTCTCCATCTTGAGAAATTTCAACGATATCGCCAATTACAAAATTTGAACCTCTATATGTGTAAAGGCCATCAAATTTTGCTCTTAATCCATCTATGTTATCTCCCATGAAAAATGATGTGAATATTATATTTCCTTCTAAAGAAGGTGCCTTTAAAAATACCTTATCCCAAATGAAAGTAGGAACAGAAACATTTTTTAATCCCTCATATATAAGTTTACTTCTAGCAGCCACCAGTGCTGAATAAGGGTCCCATTTTGGACAAACGCTCACCAATACACTAAAAGGAGAAGATATAGGTGTGAATTGTTCTTGTTGATATAGTTCATCTGGAATACCAAATAATCCTATTACAGTCTTCCCTTTTCGTTCTGGAAGATTATCATCGTTTTCATAAACACAATAGATAACAATGTCTTTATCAACGTATAAATATAGATCCACCATAGCAATTGGTTTGCTAATAGTAGTAACATTAACGCTGTTAGTTGTTTTCCCTTGATGAAAACATAATGGATAGAACGAACCAGGTCCTCCGAAGGTAACATCCTTCTCTTTATCATATCGTTCAATTAATCTAAAGCTTGCATCAGTAACAGAATTAACAGAATCTCTTATATCAAAATAGGTATAATTACCTGCTATAATATCTTGGCTACTTGCATTAGCGGCATCAAATGGACGTAACTCTATATAATGGTTCTTCATACCGTCGTTACCGCTTGAGTACATGACATAAATTTTATCTTTTGATGGCGCATCAACATTTAATTGCTGCCATCCAGCCTTTTTCATTTCATCGATAATCTTCATAAAGACTTCTCTTCGCTCTAGTCTGTGTAACTTACAAATTTTATTTGTCATTCTGTATGTTCCTCCTTAACTTAAACGTATCGCTTTCATAGAAACATTAAAAGTAGAGGTTGCCACACCCCTATTTTCTATATAAAGATGTACCTTGTTTGTATGGTCTTTATCCTCGCAAGGAATGGATAAAATATCATACGTTCTTTTTTCGGATAAGCTTTTATAGATTTGATTCCCGTTCTCTTTTTTATCGTACATAAATAACATTGCTTCAACGTTCGAATCATTTGTAACTTGAATGGTTCGAAGATCATATTTATTACAACCTACATCCAGCGGATTATATAGAGTTTTTCCTGGTTCAATTGTAATTTGTATATTCCTCTCAATAAGGATTGATGGTGTAATCTCACTTTCGGATGTATATCTATATAATTTCATTACAGTTCCCATATTGTATTCACCTCAATTGTGTTTTAGATGAATATTAAAATAAATCGGTTCGAATGCTAGGAAATTTGTATCCTTCACAACTTTTACCCAAAAATCACGCGTATCTTGTGCAGCAACTGAATCAATCTGTATTTCATTTGAATAGTTAGTACCATCTAATGAAATAAGTGCCCAGGTGTAACCGACTTTCTCCATGTACTGTTGAATGGATAGTTTTATATTTGTAGCAGCACCGATGTTATCATTTACGATTGTCATTTTTACAATACGCTCATTATTCACCATGTAACCTAAGTTCGTTGGATCCGTTGTATTTAATTCTTCGCTATTCATTTTGATTTGCAGGGATGAACCCATGCAATACATATCCCCACCGTAAAAGGTAGCGTGTTTCTTTGCTATCAGTTCGTTTTCCTCGTCATATATTTCTATGATTCCCTCAAACTCTAAAGAAGGAAGTAGAATATCAATGCCTGTATGAGCTGCAGCTACAATGTTAGTAGACAGGATATTATCTGCAGTATCTTTTAATACAACCTTATAATTTTCATATAGTTGGCGCAGACGTAACATGTTGCTTGTTGTCATAATAAATTTATTGATGTCTAGCGGTACAAATCCCTCTGCAGTTCCTCTTTTTAAAACAACACCAATTCTTTTTGCTGCCAATGAATCGTTATCCGCATAATCAAAAAATGTATCTGTCTTTGTGTAAAAGTCCCATTGATCTTCTTTACATATTGCCATCCACTCTTTATTGCTTTGTAAACTATTAGCGGAATAGGATTCAAGAAACTCCACTTTATTCTTTTCGTTTTGATAGATTAGTAAGCCACCTTCATCTCCTTCTTTTGTAGGAGCATAATCCGCAATAACTTGGATTGCAAAGTTGTCTTGTGGTCTGTCAATTAATAGCATAACGTCTTTATCTACAGAATGATTCATACGTAGGAATCCTTTTTTTACAGCGTTGTTAAATGCATTTGATGGTGACATAAGCCATTTTGGATTTACGGAATCAAAATCATCTACAAATATTTTTCCGCTTTCTTTTTCATACAAGGATACTTTAGGCTTTTTAATTAAATCTGGTGATAGTAATTCTCCCTGTAATACGTCAATAGCATCTATAATATTATCTTGAGCTTCAATTACAACTGTATGAATTCCAGGTTCAATGTCCAATTTCTCATAAACTAAACATTGAAGAATAGTTGATTTTGGAGAAAGTGTGTAAGTTTCAGAAGAACCGTCTATAGTGATTTTTATTGGATCTCTATAACTTGTACTATTGATGTATTTAGAAATAATGCGAATTCCCTTTCCAGAAAATACGAACTCGCATTTTGTAGGTTCAGTACCATGATTTGAGTTCTTGTATGACAACGTATTATTAGAGTCACCTACCGCATTACTATTATGAAACCAAGTTCCTGTGTACCGAATATTGCTATCCATATCATCAAACCGTTTCCAACCTGGTTCCGGTTCTTTTAATACATCACCAACTTTAGCGCTTAAATCTGCGTAATCAATAGCAGCTAAAAATGTATAAATAAGTCCAGGTGTTCCTGGTGGTAGAGCGGAGCCTTTTGCTGTAACTGTAACGAGATGCTCACCTCTCACTAAATCTAGTCTTTCAAAACAAACATGAAAAGAACTAGAAGTAGCAGGAACAGAACCAGTAAACTTAGTTCCATCAATACTGACTTCAATGTTAAATCTGTGTTCATGCCATCTTTTAAGCATTATGCGCAAAGATGTTCCAGTAAACTTAAATGAAAATGTGCGGCCCTCTTTTCTCCCTACAAACCAGGCACTTTCATTAGTAAGATTTCTATCATCGCCCACTACATCCCATTTTCCATCCTGTTCATTACTAGTGCCATATGGTGGCACATCGTAAAAAAACTTACCTGGACCTACGTTTGCTAAACTACAATACTCTCGTGTCCAACCGGATTCTGGGTTTAGTAGACTTTTTCCTAATTGATTGGCCATTGTATACTCTCCTGCTTATCTTGTTTTTTTCCAGTTTGAATTTGTCCACCAAGATTGACGACTATGTCGCAGCCATAACTTCGGATCATCATTTTCCTTTTCGATGATTATTAATTCATCTGGTTTTTCTGTATCTAGTACTCTCTCCATTTTGAATCGTTCATTATCCTCTAGAACTGATTCTCGTTCTGGTATACGTTCAAACCGTTCATATTCCTCTGTAATGCTTTCTAATTCATGTTCCCTATCGAATGTATCTACTTCGTTAGTCACGGCGTCTGCAATGGCCTGTCGCTCTAATAATTCTTGTTCACTAACGATTGCATATCGTTCAGATTCCCTTGCTGCATGTACAGTTTCAATTACTTTTGTATCTGTTGTTATAACTTCTTTATCAGCTGGTGTTATATCAGAGATTATTCCACCCTCAAATTCACGTATACCGGTAAAAGCTTCTTGCTCTGTAATAAGAGCTTGTTGTGTATCCTGTTTATAAGAAATATCTAATGATATATGTTCAGCATCTAAGATAATTGGAACGATGTCAGAAGCCACTGCTTCAATTACTGCAGTTGTATGTTCTTTCATTGCTTTTTCAGATTCAATTGTTTGATCTAGCTTCATTTGCATCACATTTAGTGATTTAGATGAATCGTTAAGTAAGGTAATACGTGTTTCTAGTTCTTTTTTAACACGGCCAAACAAATCGAATTCTGGAAGATATACGGGAATACCAAGGCCCTCGAATAAATCAAACTCTTCTATGATAGCTTGTAATTCTTTTTCGGTTTTATTGGCAACTTCATCAGTATTTACATCAGTAATAAGTAAGCGTTCTTTTAATCCGAATGAAGAAATTTCATCAACATGTGTAAGTGCTGCATTATCTTCTTTATCAGCTTGTTCCAGTTCAACTACAGTTGCTTGTAGCTCATTTTTCACTTCTGCAAATGTAACGTTTGGCGATACGCCTTGTAATTCTTTTAAGATACGATGAGAATAATCTGCATCAGAAATACCGGCATTTATTTCATGTAACCTTTCTGCTTCTTCTGCGACAATTGTCTGTATCTCGAATATGTTTTGCGGTTTATTTGCATCGTCAGTTCCGGAAATATTTTTAACAGATAATACCCGTGAAGCATTTTTAACTTCTTGTCCTACCTCTATAGCTGCAGTAAATACATTTTCTTTATTTGCGAATTCTTGTTGATCGGCATAAACAGAATTAAGTGTTTCTTCGATACGTTCAAATGTGTGTGTTGTATCTACATTCGCATACTGTTCTTTTGTTCTTGTAAATGATGTAGATTCATTTCTTTCAGTATCAAATACATTTATTTTCTTGCTTACTTCGTTATTTGCAATAACATCTGCAGCAATTTCCTTTTTTCGAATAGTTTGATCCAGGTTAATTTGCTCTACATCTATTTCACGAATTAAATACGCGCTTTCAATATCTTCATAAGGAAGCAGGTCCACATTTTCAATTTCTTCTACACGATTCAACTCATATTGTTTAGCGATAGATGTTTCAATGTCTCTTTGCATACGAGCAAATAAATCATAATCCGGAAGATAAACCGGTATACCCATACCATTAAACAAATCAAATTCTTCTATGAGCCCTTTGACTTCTCGCTCTTTTGTACCAAATTCGAATTGTGCTGGAGCATGAAGAAGCATTTCTTTTTGCTGTATATCACCAGTTTCATTTTCGGCAATGGATACAGGTAATATATTTGGCACTGCAGTAGATAAAGTAACCTCTGCATGTGTAGCTTTTAGCTCCCTGGTAACAATCTCGCTCGTTTCATTATGCATTGATACAGCTTCATAATCCGTTGTAACTCTATCAGCCATAAGCTCATTATAAAAACCCTCACCATATACAATACGCGCAACATTTACCCATTCCGGTAATACTTCTACACCTGCAGCGAATTCACGTAACTTACCTTTTAGTAAATCCTGCTTTATGATTGGTGCAGCTTCATACTCATTCGTTATAAGATTTGTTTCATCAGAAGCGTGTACCATTGCTTCTATCTCGTTTGGTTTTTCGCTCTCTACCCCTTCGATATGGTTTATATCGAAAATTCGTCTGTGTTGTGATGATTCTTCTCCAGAAATTAGTTGAACAGAAATCCTGTCCATTCGTTGCGAATGCTGCATTTCAATGTTGGCCACATTTATATTTCGATTTAAATCAAAATCAGTTGTATTTGAAATGTAGGCTTCTACCTCTATTTGTCGCAATGCATTCTCTACAACATCTGTTAAAATCCCTTTTGCTCTTACTTTTGTGGCGGTTATTCCTGCGTTATCTTCTTTAACAGCCTTATATCTCGCATAAGGAGCAATGCAAATTGGATAATCAACATCATTTTTGTTTTCTGTATTCGCTGGTGTAATAGAAAAAGAATAAACTTTTTCATTCCGATCTGGTCCAGAACCAACGACAACAACATGACTTTTTTCTTTGATACATATAGAAGGGGAAGCAATAGAATAAACTTTTTCACTCATTCTTCTGCTACCCCCTTATGCTTAAATATCTTCTTTGTAGATTGCTAAACCAATTGGATTAAATGGTGTTGCTTTCGCTTGTGTCATAGGACAAACTGGCGTTGTCGGTAATGTATAACGATATAATTGAGCCATTTCATAAGCGCCTGTGATTTCAGAACCAATAACCGGTGCTTCGTTAAATGTAACGGTCTTATCCTCTGCATTGTATACATAATCTGTTTTTTCTACTTCTTTACATGAAATGAATAATCTTAACGTTTCACCCTTTGGCTTATGTTCTAAATGAAATACTTTACGATGGCCATCCCCTTGCCCAAGTACTTCATCTACAACTGTTTTTTCAATTTCTAGTTCATCGGCTTGCTGGATATTCTTTGGATGCACTGCATAAACATCATCTAACTTTCCAACATATCCATCATTTGGATGCACAATATAAATTTGAGATAAATGATATTTACCACTATAAACCGATGGATTAAAGCGTCCTTGTCCACTATCTACTGACATATCATGAGTAATGAAAGCTAAGTAATGATGCTGGTACATGGCTCCTGTACTTGATTGTGATAATTGAACTGTTTCGTTTCCGTTTGATGTATCAGAACCGTAATCAAGTGGCGCATTACCGATTTTCTTATTTGGTGAATATACAAATTGGTCGCCCGGTCTGCAGCCGCTTAAAATAATCATGTTTTTTCTTGGTGCAACATCGAATGTATATAATTTTCCGATATACAACGGAACAAATAATGCACGAACTGGATTTGGTGTTGGATCTACACGCATAAACATAATTAATCGGTCCTTGTTTGCGTTCCCATACAGATAAACAACAGAGTCGCGATTTAATTCTTTAGAGAAACGCTGCTCCGGTGTAAAACTAATTGATGTATAAGGCGATGGATTCACAAAATTAATCGTAGAATATACTTCACCCATAATACTTTCCATCTTTTGTACATCGAAACTTGTTTTTGCCGTTAATGTATCCAGTGTCCCGTCTTCTTTTGGTAATAAGAAATAAATACCACTAATCTTAATTGTTGTATCTGCTGCAGGTGCGGTTTTAAATACAATTTCTGTTTCAGTAAACGAATACTCGCTAGGATTAACAATAGTATTATCTTTGTAAACTACGGTCCTACTTTCGTCAAAGTTAGGGAATGGCAATGCGAAGTTCTTTTTCGTTCCATTTCCTTTTCCTAATTCCCCTAATTTATCACCGGAAAGGATCTCTTTTTCAATAAAGTATCGATTGAAAGTAAATAGCAGCATGTCATTGTTTGGCTCATATGTGTTGGTAGCCAATCTGTATTCGCATGTTACTTTATCACCTTTTGCAATAGCGGTAGTAAATGTTACTTTTCCTGTAGTTGCATCCACCTTATATTTACTCTTTTCTTGTTCAAACCCATTTACATATACAATGACAGAAGGGCCAAGAACAGGAGAAACAGGGATGGAGAAGTCTTTCTTTACTCCATCCCCCATCCCTAATTTACCTAGTGGAGAATCTGCAGAAATAAAGCGGCTATCAGTGAAATCAGAATCAGCAGTGTCATACGCATTTGCTATGCCGAATCTTCTACGTTCTCCATCGCTTCCTAACGATTCAAACAACCTTACATCAATAAATTTTGAAATGCCGCTCTTGATTTGGAAAAATAGCGTTCGTTTCCAACCGTTATCAGCAAATAGTTTTTCTAATTCTTGCGGTAATGTTTGTAAATATACGACTTTATCAAACCACATATATGTACACTCCTTTATACTGTTTTCTCAAAAATGCCTAATCCAGCAGGACGATACGCTGTAGCAGGTCTTTTTGTAATTGGTGAAATAGCATCTACATTAAAGAATTTATAAATGTCGTGTGAATCTGGACAAGTATTCTTTCTAACTTTTAATCTATCGCCATTTAATAAACCTAATGGAGATAACAGAATCATATAAGGTAAATACCCACGGACACCTTCGTCTGGATGAACAATATAAGCACGAGAAGTATGTACTTTATTGCTATAAACAGACGGGTTAAATTGATATTTGTATTCGTCATTATCTTGTGATTGCCATGCTAGTGAATATTGACCGCCATCTTTACCAACGCGATCTGGTGGCATTGCATTAGGCGCTACATTCCAAGCAATAAAATGAGCCTGGTACCTTGCTCCCAATCGTGAACGTTTAATAATTACGTTATCAATACCATTACCAGGAGAACGTGGATAAGATTTCATGACAGGCATATAGTTTTCTACATTTCTATATGGTTTCGTGTCGTTAAAATCGAATTTATGTGATGCAGCTTCATTTCCTGTATCGAATGCTGTTCCTGCCCACAATGCATCGCCTAATGTATCATCATTTGCATAGCTTTCTAATTGGCCCATATAAAGCGGGGTAACTGGAACTACATTGTTTTCAAAAGCTGGTGTATTATCTGCTTGTATTAATAAAACAACGCGACTTTCATCAACTTGGCCATTAATTCGCACTAATGAATCTGGCCACCAATTTGTTTGAGCATCGATACCTTGTAAATTCGTATTTCGTAATGTTACTTTCACCCAAGGGGACATCATGACTTGTGTCTCTGCTTCATCGTAAGAGTAAACTTTATATGTACCGCCACCACTTGGATTTGTCTTTAGAGTAATTCCTATCTTAGTTAATTCCACATCTAATAATATTTTTTCAAATTTATTAAATTCATAAGGGAGAACAAGAACGCCATCATCTGCAACGCTGGGTTCTTTTTCAATCATATAAACATAAAAACAAGAACGATCCCTGCCGCTTTCTAAACGTTTTTTACCATCTTCGGCAAAAGCTTTCTTACCTTCTTCATTTGTGAAGTTGTATTTAATCTCTGACTTTTTAAGTGACCATTTTGAAATTTGAGCAATTCCATAAATAGAACCGCTATTGTTCTTCACTAGCATGTGCTTACTCATGCCGAACTCAAACTTTGAATCATCTTCGGATTTTACGTCTAAATCCGGATAAACGGCTCTAAAAAACGATTTTACTTTCTTCCATCCGTTAGCGATTACCAATTTAACCATTTCGTCTTGGAATTCGCCTTCTGTATACATTTTTTCAACGTATGCCATCTATTTCACGCTCCTAATCTCTTAGTAGTTGGTAATTAAGCCATATAGCTTTTTTCTCTGTAGATGCATTGTGGTATTCAAACTTTAGTTCTGCATTAGCAGGTATAGGTTTTACAATGGAGAAATTAAATCCCTCCGGCACATCTTTTACATAAACCTCTTTAAATACTTGTTGGCCATTAATAAATAAATTCCAGTAGTCCGAGTCACTGTAATGTGAAGCAGCTACAGAAAAAGCAATCATTTCTGTTTCGAATGGTAATGAAAACTTATCTACATGAATTTCATCATGTATACCAACTCTTCGCCCTTGTATAAATGGCTCTGTTTTTGTTGGGAAGTAAGGTGCGTCGAATCTTCCACCAGCCATATAGGTAACAGCAAAGCTCATCAATACGCCCCCTTATCTTAAAAAGTGCAATTCAAACCAAACTGTTTTATCAAGAATTCCTTGGTTATGGAATCGAAATACAATTGTGTCTCCTGCTTTAGCTGTTTTATAAACCATAAAGTGCATCCCTTCCGGAAGCCGCTTTGTATAAATATCTTGGCAAACGGTTTGCCCGTTTACGATTAAATCCCATTTATCATCTAATTCGTAAATGGAAGAACTAACACTAATTGCGTAAATCTCCATATCTGCAGGTAATGTATATTTCACTTCATCCGTTTTAAATGATGTGGAATCCATAATGAAACCAGGTATGAATGGTTCTGTTTTAGTCGGATGAAAAGGTGGATCTAATCGGCCACCGGCTAAATAGGTTGTTTCAAACAAGAGCAATCACCCTTTTTCGTGTATTAAAAAATTCCCGTGCATCATTACGACACATCGGGAATTGGTAAATCAGATAGTATACCGTTACCTTTATTAAGAAGTCTCGGCTGCACACGCTCTAATTGTTTTTGTGCATTGTATATTAATTGTATCTCCATCTCTTTTCCGGTTACTTTATGAGAGACAAGAACCTTTTCTAGCATACCGTGCGCATTAAAGGCTAAGTCATAGTGCAGATATTTATCTCCATCGACTGCAGATAAACGAGCACCGTCACGAATAAGTGTATATCCTTCGGTCATGCCTTCTTTAAATACGTCATTTGGGTCATTCCCAGGCATTGGCTTACCACCGGTATATATTTGCCTATCAATTAATCCTTTCATCAAATACATGATTGGATCGTATAAGTTTTTTTGCATTATCATAGAATCACCCTTAGTTCACGCGCGTAACAGACCATGTTTTGGCTGGACGCTGGATATAATAGTGATTTGCATCTTGATTTACCCGAGGAAATGATAAATCTGGTAAGGAACCATAATCGAACAAGATATTATTTTGCGTATCCAGTACTTGTAAACGTCCTGTAAGAATCCCTTTAGGGTTCCGAACTGCTTCGAATACGATAATATTCACGCCATATTCTAGTGGAATATCAACATATGTAGGATTGTTCCGGATGAAATAATTTTCTTCAACTAACTTATCATTACAGTAAATATTTAATAAATCTCCATCCTCTAAATCCCAATCCCAAAGTTTTAAACGTAATGTATCTACATTTACTGTAATACCGGTTATATCTGTATAGGGAGCAGGTTCATACCCATAGTTAACAGTTAAATCTAAAGTTTGATAGAATCCGTCATCAGCAGAAATCATTGTATTAATACCTTTTACGAAATAATTCCATTGTTGTCCAGAATCTCTATTGTAAACAGAAATAACATCAAATAATTGAATCCTTGGATCACCAACTACCGCTACTGTTAATGTTCTGAACTTCTGAATTGCCTTTAAATGATAGGCTGCAGCAACCGCTCTTCTTGCAAAGAATGTTGTTGCCCAGGGCACTTCTATCATTTCCTCTCGTAAATCACCCTGCGATACATTTTTTAATAGAAACGAATTAAGAAATCCGTTTGCGTAATCGCCACATTTAACAACAATACTATTACTTATATCCTGATCAGTTAGCTGCATATCTAAAGAGATAAGGTTTTCCCCTTCTCTAAAACTAAACTTTGCAGGTTCATTAATTGCATAGTCTGGCATCTTCATAAATGTACAACTTCCGTCTGGTTCGTGTTTGATGTAGTGGAATGTTGTATCTATAATATCGCGTACAATTTCATCCCATTTTTGAAATCTCTTTCCGGTTGCTCCTTCAACAATCCAACTTTGATTGGTTCCAGGAATATTTACTCTGTTACCATGTAGGACAACACCAGCTTTTTGGAAGAAGAACTTCACAACATCATAAACATTACCGGTAGGTGCAACAATCTCATCAGATCCTGGTGTTGGAATAACTGACTTTTGCAGAACCTTCTTATAGGATGTAGTGCAGGTTACTGAAATCGTGCCGCTTTCTGCATTTACCTTCACATCAGATACAAAACCATGTATATAAGGTAATGCTTCCTCACCGTAGCCAATAGACACTTTAAATTCAGTCTGCGGATATAGCTGGTTTGTATTTGTTATCTCACTGTTATAAAACCATTCTGAAATAGAAGAGAACTTACCATACCAGTTATCAGGAGCCATTTGGCCGTATTCATTCGCAAAGGTAATAGTAAATGTACTAGCAAACTGATCTGCGTTCTCCTGCACTTCTAAGCCTATTACACGGTGTTGTATTTGTACGTAAGAAGAAGAGTCTCTTCTTTTCATATAAACAATTAAATTAGGGGAGTTATTCCCAACCTGGAAATAGCTCCCCAACATTCTAATTAAAGAAATAGATCCTTCTCTCACATTCCATCAACTCCTATTCCTGCTTGTGACATGGACATTAATTTACATTTTGCTATGACTAACGTTCCTTTTCGTATTGCATCTACTTCATTTGGCGGAATAATACCCCCATAGGTACCGTAATCACCTGTAATAATATGAGGACGGTATATTTCCCTCATGAAATCACGCCAATAACTGATATCTTTGAATAGTACAGTGAATTCTACTTCACAGCCTTTGCTACCAGCACTTTGAGAACGTGGGTATCCATGCATGACATTATGTATTTTTAAGCCATCTAGTGATTTTGGTAATTTTGTTTGTTCAATCTTTTCTATATTAGGTACATGCCCGAATGCATAATAATGTACGTCGCGTATATATGCTACGTCAGAGGAACCATAACCGATTGTTGTAAATTCAATTGTTTGTGGCCCTGCACCTACAAAGATTTCCCTTGCTTCCCAGTCGTAAGGTCCTCTTGCTCTAAATCTCTCAATACCATTTACCCGAACAATAAAGTACTTATCTGGTAACATGCCATCAGAACCAATAGGAACCTGGGACAAAAACGAAAAGTTATATGTCCCTGGCCATGAGAAATTAATCGTATATCGTATTGTATTTTTTACTTCTGCTGCATCCCCTAAGAGATGGTATGAACCACCTCTTCTATGCAATGTTTTTAATATACTCATACATTTCGCACCGCCATTCCCATTAGATCGTCAGCAACTACGTTTTGTAGCAGCTTTCTCATTTTTACAAAGTCGTCTGCCGATTGTAGTTTTTCAACAGAGACTTTAAATGTAGCATTTTGAATTGTTACGCCATTATCCGTTTTCTTCTCAACGTGGGTTTGTCCAGCAAATGGATGTGCAGTTTTACCAATTAAATCAGCAGAACGTGCTCCCATTTGGCCAATTTGATTAGATACATCGCTTACTAGTTTCATTGGTTTAGGTGGAACGACAGCTTTATTTAATAGTTCAGAAGCTTTATCTACTGCAGGAATCATTTTTTCCATCCCTACACCAAGACCTTCTGTAATATAACCCCCGTATTCCATCATTAATCGGGATGGGCTTCGGATACCAAAGAACTTTAATACAGCTTTAGGTATTCCCGAAACTACGCCCTTAGCTTTTTTTATAAGCCAATCTGCCATACCGGACATACCTTCACCGATACCTGCGATAATATCTTTTCCCCAGCTAACTGCATCTTTAGCTACATTTTTTACTATAGAACCAACTTTACTGAATACATCCTTTACAGTATCTACAACCCCTGTAAATGCACCGGTGATTGCTTTCTTTATAGTTTTAAAGTTACTAACAATAAATTCTTTTATACCGCCAACAACATCGGTTATTGTGTTATATAATTTGTTGAAATTAGTAATTACAAATCCAACAAATTCCCGAACGGCATTAATGATTGTAAACTTTATAAAATTCCAAGCTGATTGAATCACATTTTTAATTGTGTTCATAACGCTAGAAATTGTATCTTTAATAGATTCCCAAGAAGATTTCACAAAATCTTTTAAGAATTTTAATA